TCGACGATAAACAGAGCGACGCCGGCGATAGATTATGCAAAATTGTGCATGGGCAATAGAGGTTCACTTGATAAATTTTCTGTGAAATTAGTATTCACTGTCGACGCTAATGTTCTTAATGAACAAGATGTAAAAGCGTTTAGAATTTTTAGAGCAAAAAAGATCATTCCTGAATCGACAAGGAATGTTAGAACGAGATTGTCATTGAGAGGAATAGACGAGATTAGCTCTACTGTTCAGAGAACGAGAAATAAGAATTTTGGAAAAGATGTGACATCATATCAGAGTAGGTTAGACGCCAATGGCATTGATAATATGCTCTCACAAACTGTCATTGTCGATGATATAACTGGTAATAGGTCTGCTTTAACGAGCGCGTCAGCATCTTTATCTAATCTTAATAGTAGAAAGAGAGACACGCGAAGCTCTGATGATGCTATATTGAAAGATATTTCTTCATTCATAGATGTAAAAAAGATTAGCAGTGGCATTGATAAGTCTGTTGCAGAAGACTTGAAATCGATGAGAAACATACAGGTTCAAAATCCAGAACTTAAACTCATGACAAATTTGAATGACATCGTTGGGCGTGCATCACCGAATAGAGATGTTATAGGCAAATTGGGTTTACAGCAGATTAAAAATATACGAGAAGCATCTATTGTGAAAAATGGTCTCGTATCAAATAGCAGGGGTTCTGGATATGCAGAGATAGCGACACTTCCTTTGTCAAGGTTGAAGAAGAAGAGTGTTGACAGGTTCGTCGAATTTTCATTTACTGATGAAACTGTTGAATTTGGGAACTCATACTCATATTACATTACATCTGTTGATGCTACGATGGTCGAAAGCTCGCGCTCTCGTATCATTAAGATGACGGTAGAGAGTGTCATACCACCGAAGACGCCGAAGAGAATGACAGTAAAGTTTGATAGGCCTTTCATGCTTTTAAGCATATTGGCCGACGACGATGCAAGTTTGGTCGAGAAGTTTGAAATATACAGGAAAGAAGAGAACACAAATAAGCAGATAACAGATTACCCAGAAATTAAGGTCGTAAATGGAAAGCATGGGTTTTCTGTAGAAATGGAAAAGAGAAGCACGATAGATACGGGATATGTGCAAGTCGGTGAGACAGTGAATGGGAAATACGGCGGTTCATTCTTCAGAGACACGACTGTCGTTGAGGGAAAGAGATACTCATATCGGGCGTACTCTGTGGATATCTTTGGAAATAAATCACAGCAACCAAAGATTGCATCTGTGTTTGCAAATGATGGAAGAACGATTGTCGACCTAGAGAAGCCGACGCTGATGGCAGAAGTGGATCCGAAGACGAGAATGATGAAGGTGACAATGCACTCAGATGATGAGCGCATCATATCTTTATTCCTTGAAAGAAAGGATTTAACGACGCATGAGAGAGCATTCAAATCTATGAAGCAGCCGTCCCATGCGAGGATGGGACAGTGCAGCAATCCGTCAAAGGGGTGCAAGACTGAGGAAGATGTCCTCATGAGGTCAGATGATAATGCTTGGAATGGGCATTTCTTAAGAAAAGACGGAGATATAACCTTTATAGACAAGGCTTCTCGTGTCGACCACACGTACCAATACAGGGTATATGGGGTTGACCGCTTTGGTAATAGAAGCCCGTGCGCGATCACTCAGGCCCTTCTCATCACACGTAGAGCGATGGTCAATGAACCGGTCAATGTGAGAGCAGAGTTCTCTAATGGGAAGATGGATTTAACGTGGGATGATGCGAACATAGACGTCGATCCAGAGACTAGGATAGGTAATCGTTCTGATTTTGAGAACAACTCTGTGAATACATTGTTTCAAGTAGAGAGAAAAAGAGTGGGTCAAGAAATATGGCAGCAATTTCCATTGACCGAGAAGAATTTTTTGGAAGATAGAGTTGCTATGAACAAAGATGAAATTCTTCCAAAGTATAGACCAGAGTTTCTTGAGATCGATGCGAATTACTTGTATCGCGTAGCAGTGTATCAGACAGGTGGTTTCATTAGTAATTTTTCGTTGCCATTGAGAGTAGGAACGTTTACAGATGTTATGCAGCCTTCGAATTTTAGGGTAAAGACGTGTGACCAAAAATGCGAACCATTCTATACTGCTCTTAATTGGAATACGCCAGATGAATCTGGTGTCGTAGAAAGATGGATGATAGAGCGTGCAGAAGTTAACAATTTTGCTGCCGCAACGCTGAATTCATCAAACGTTGAAGATATTGCTAATCTAGAGTTTGAGCACATTAATGACGTATTTCGTGAATCGAGTAGGTCAAGGTCAAGAATTGATGATGTGAGAGACGGCGAGACGGCAGATAAAATCAGAAAGAACAAGGTTCTTACAGCGCAACACAACTACATCGACAGTGATGTGAGATTCGGAAACACATACTTCTATAGATTAACAGCATTCGGACTGAATGATGGAAATTCGTCGGAGCCGTTAATAAGAGGTATAAAATTGTCAGATGCAGAGTTCGACAGTAAGCTCAATGCTGTCACTGAGCAAAAAGAGAGAAATCGCCTATCACTACAAAGAAAACCTCTTGTGATGAGAGATAATACACTGAGGAACCATGGCGATAAGAACTGATAGAAGACGAGAAGAAGAACGCCGAGAACCGGGTTCGAGAGATGATACGACAACTGTGCCGAAATCGACGGGTGTGGGAAATAAAAAGAAGGTCCTCGATATAGCTGACTGTATGTTCAGCTTTCAGCTTGGTGATAATAACATAGCATCTCTTGAAGGCGGCATCGATGCTATGCTCACAAAGTGTAAGAGTGCTGCGACTCTTGTAAGACGTCCGTATGACGCAGTTCCATTTACTGATCACGGTGAACCTGAGAATCATGGTGAACTTCAAGTCATGAGAGCTGCATCAAATAACGTTATCGATGCAATAGATGATGTCACGGATTTCATCTCCAGAGCAAAAGCTGCTGGTTTCTCGCCGCCGTCAAACCCATTTTCAGAGATTGTTAGGTTCAACGAAGATAGACAGTTAGTTGCTAAGAATAGAATTGGTGTCACAAGTGATGAGACGGTAAGCACGATAATACCAGACATGATAAATTCGCAGTTGGCCGATGATGTGATGTTTAATATCAGCGTGCTTCTTGATCTCATCGATAAGGAAAAAGATGGAGAACTGTCATTTTCGAGGAGAAAACCGTCAGATGCAGCTCAAATTGCGTCATACACAATATCACTTGATGGTTTTAGCACAACAAATACAGATGCAGAAACAGATATACTGAGCTTCATTCCAAACATCGATAACATTAAGCGTCGAAGAATACGTGAGGCTCTTGGTGCTCTTAATTTTGAGAACAGAATTCCACAACTTCTTTTTACATCAAATTATGACCCAGACGGCATCTCAAGAGGTGCATTAATTGGATGGAAGAAAATTCCAGATGCGAGTGGATACGTTGTAGAGAGACACAGCGTTTTCGACAACGAAGAAAAAGTGATGAAGTTTAGCAATGAGAACATAACTGCTGAATACGATCTTGTTAAGGACTATGTGAATGAGTGGATTTTGTCATTTTACGATAAGATTGACCCAGATATGGTTTATGCATTTCTTGATAAAGATGTGAAGCATCACAATTTCTATACATACAAATTGACCGCATTTCAGAATGTTAGAACAGATAAGGAGTTTGTGTTCATCGTTGATACAACTCCGTTCATGTTGTCTAGCATAGCATTGAATGACATCGAAAATGAGATGAAGTCGATACTCGTAAGGACATTCGGTCCGAAGCTCAATATAGATGGGACGACGATGAGAAGGCTTGTTGATACAGGCGGCTTTTCTACTGATGACATCAGTCCTTATCCATCCATATCGAAGAAGTTCTATGGTGATGATAGAATGGATTGGGTTCTTGCTGCGATGAATATGAATGCAGCGATAAAGAGGGGTGAGACGAAGTCTGAGGTAAGAAAATATTCTTACTTGGGAGCTAAACTCTCCTTCATAAAGGAGAAGATGGCAGATAGCAAGTTCGTCAGACCTGTAGATCCGAACGAAATTGTGCAGAATGTGAAAGATAGTATAGCGGCGTTCGGTGTTTCACAGACAATAGTAGAGATAATTAGAGCTACTGGTCTTGACTTATTTTTTGAGTCAAAGGAAAACCCTGCAGATGACCAGTTTAGAAGAGCCACATCAATTTTTGATGATACAGAATTGTCTGGCATGCTTAAGATTTTGTCGGCAATAGATCCCGACACTGCAACTGTGGAATTATCTGCTCTCACGAATAACTTAATCGCAACGACGGGAGATAATGGACTGACAAACAGAATAAGCGCATTGTTGTCTCCACAGGAGATAAATGTTCCTCAATTCAGTGAGAAGACAGATGAAGATTTTGCTGAGGATATTCCACAATTTGTAGGAGATTTAGATCCATCAGAAGAAGTCCTTGATTTGACAACATTTGAGGGACTGAGTAATTTCGTTAGAACAATACGTGTTTTCTTCGATACAAACCCAAATAGGAGCTCTTTTAACTCTAGCGATGATGCAACGCCGGACTTTGAGAAGTTTGACGTTTAGGCGAAGATTATGACAATCAAGCAGATATTGGGTCTAGGAAATATGGGACAATTCATCAATGAGATGACGAATGAGCCCGGCTCCATTGATAGGCCAGTAGGCGGTGAAGCGAAAACAGGTGAGGGAAGAACTGTAATCTCAGATTTGGGCGACTTTTCTGTGCAGAATGAAATTCCATCGAGAGTGATAGAGACGAAAACGTCTACTACTGCGCCGTATTGCTCGTTATACAATTCATTCAGATTTGAAGCTATTCCTGTGTATAATTTCTTTGTCGAAGACGAAGAATTAAACGATGATGAACCTAGAGGTGATAGAAAACTTAGAGACATACCACGCTATATTCATTTGAAGTGGAGGAGAGCTCCAAATACAGACAAACCACCAATTGCTAAGAGATATCCTCCTGCGACGAAGCAGATAAGAAATAGTTCTTTCGGTTTGGGACCCGCCGTTAGGTCTTCAACGAGACAGGGAATAAACTTCGACACAGATAATGTAAGGGCGTTTTCAACAATAAGAAAGTCTGTCTCAAATGGGTATATCGCTCCCGGCACGATAAACGCTGTCGTAGAGATGCCATTGCCGAATGCAGGCGTGAGGATAAAGAGAGCTACACCGAAAGTTGATGAACAGAGCTTCTTGGAGGCTCAAGATACCGATGGGATACCAATTCATGACCTTCAATCTAATATTAACATGAGATTGAATGGAACTCTTGGTGCATCGATCGTAAGTAAGAGCACTACATCGAAGAAGACAAAATCATCGAAGGGAAGTTTGTTTGACGGCAAATTCGCTGTGTCAAGGCAATTAGGGCTTACGACAGTGAAAAGCACAGCTGCAAGTTCTCCTGCTATATCTATGAAGATAAAAACAGCCAATGGTAATTCTCCGGGAGCGATGTCTAGAAGAAATGATAGTGAAGACGTCGTCGATGCTTTAATCGTGCAGACTGCAGATACACGAAAATATGATGATGATAGTGATTTTACTGAAGTAAGCTTCGTTAATCCAGCTATAACAGGCTTAGTTAGCGAGAAAAAGATCGACTTAATTTCTTCTCCAGATCATGCTGAGAACGCAATTGGAATAGCTCAGTTCATGCCAAATTTGGCGGTCTTAGCTGATGTAAAAGATGATATGCGGAATGAGGCGCAACCACCGTCATTTCCAGCTGTCCAAGAAGATAGTGGAACTGAATATGTCGGTTACGTAATAGAGAAATATAAGCAAGTTGATGACGGTGTGTTCGATTTAATTGATGAAATTGAGATACCTGATGTCAATGCGACAGAATTTGTTGATACTGAGGTTTTGTATGGTGGTGTGTATCGCTATCGAATGCGCACAATACTTCGCTGGACGAGAAAGGGTAATATTAATCACGGCGGATATGAACATGGAAATTTTGTAAATGAAGATTTTACTTCTACGAAGAGCCTAGCATCACATAAGAGTTCGTATTATCAGAGTGAGTGGAATAGAAAGTGGCAATATTCTGCTGTGATAGATACCGTAAATCCTCCACCTCCAGATGAATTTAGGACTAGAACAGAGAGCCACAGAAAAAGAGTGGTAGTGAGTTGGAAGCTTCCCGATAATAGTCAGAAAGATATTCATTATTACAGATTATTTAGGAAAACTCAAGATGATAGTGGAAGAGACACTAGTGATTGGGAACTTTTGGACATACGATTTGGCGCCTCCAATGTTCTGTATTTCGATAATGATGTAGATTACGGCACGAGATACGTCTATGCAGCGCAGACAGTGTCAAAACATAGCGAATTTTCATTGTTGTCTGCTCAGCTAGCTGTGAAACTGAATGAGCAATTCAGGTTTGAGGGTGAGCATCCAATTAGACAAGTGTCAGAGAAAGGTGTAAGGCTCGATGCTGCTGGAGTATTTGAGACGAAGCCGCCGAGAAGAGTTAGACCACTGATAGTAGCACAGGATAAATTCATGCTGACATCCAGAGTAGGAGTTGATAAGCAGCCATTGATTGACAGGGATTACCACGTTAGGTTTGAAAGTCTAGACACGGGTCAGAAGAAAGAGATAATCGTCAGCATGAAATACGATAACGGTGTTCCTGTTGATGAGACGATAAATGAGGACCGCGTAGTCGTGCAGAGAGATAAGCCGGTGATGGATGAAAGGTTCATCAGGGATGCAGTAGATGGCGTGTCCGTGGGTTCATCGGGGCGAGAGAGCGACGCAGCAGCTGACAGGGGCAGAAGTCCTGGGAAATACGTGTCAAGTCTGCTTGATACCAACCCAAGTGGGTTGAAATAAACGATAGACGACTATTTAGTGTGATGGGAAAACATTTGATATACGCCTTGAGAGACCCGAATCATCTAGAGGTGAGGTATGTGGGACAATCTTCTCGTGGAATGGTAGAACCGAAGGGGTATCTAAAAGAGACGAAGAACCCGACTAGGCACGTTCAATGTTGGGTGAATAGTCTTCTGCTGGAAGGCGTGCTTCCAGAGATAACAGTGCTTCAGAAACTGAGTTCGACGGATGAGTTGGATGACGCTGAGATTTTCTGGATAGCACACTATCGTTTCTGTGGGAATAAATTGACGAACCACACAGACGGTGGTGGCGGAGCAAGAGGATTTCATCCAAGTGAAAAGTCTAGAAAGAAAATGAGAGAGGCGAAGCTAGGCACAACAAGGACTGAACAGACGAAGAAAAAGATTTCTCAGTCCATCATGGGTGTGCTGAATGGGAATACGAATGGATCGGGTAATAAAGGAAGGACGAATTCAGATGAAAGTCGGGCTAACATAGCTAAAGCAACATCAGAAGCCATTAAAAGATGGTGGAGTGGCGAAAAAACGATAAGATGTTTAAACGATGATATGACATTTGTTACGATGGCAGAAGCTTCAAGACATTATGGGATATCTCTTAGTAGTGTAAGTCGGTCTTTGCTAGATGGCAGCAGGCGAGCAGGATATAGATTTACGAGATTACAAAAAGGATAATAAAATAATGGGGTTCCTTAATAATTCAGGTGACATCTTCATTGATGCAGTGCTCACCGACTTAGGACGCGAAAAACTAGCACGAAATGATGGTTCATTCGAGATTGTAGCCTTTAGATTGGGCGACGACGAGATTGACTATCGTGACTGGAATGAGCTGACAGGCTCCGATAGCAAAGATAGGAAGATACTCGACACTCCCGTGTTTGAGGCTTTCACGAACGAGAACATTGCTCTTCGCAATCCGCTGATAACAATCAGAAATGCGAAATTGCAGTTCCTTCCGAAATTCACATCCAAGCCGACTAGCGTGGCTCTCAAGGAGCAGATTGATAGTGTGGGAGGGGGAGCTGATATCATCGTCAGCCAAGACATTTCACGTTCTCAGACAATTATTCCTGCTGAGATTATCGACGTCAACTACGCTATCGAAGTTGATAATGATGTCTTATTTGTTCACGACGAGGTTCCCGTGTCAATCACTCCATTTGGCACAGCGAATTACATCGTGTCAGCAACGCCAGGAAGGACGACGTCGGCAGGTGGAACAGAGGTAAAATTCAATCTGAGAGTTCAGACGCTGACAACGGAAGTATTTGACACTCTCGTCGGGTCGAGTGTGGCAAAGCCGAGAAGCTTTACGACGAACGTCACTGTCACAGGCCAGCAAAGCGGAATGTTTGTCAGGATACAAGTGACGATTACAGAGTTCGCCACTAGCTAGGGGATAGATATCAATGTCACTAAAAAAGTTTGACCAGGCCGACGACGTAGCATCTGTCGTATCACACGTCAATGAAGTCGTCGCGATTTCAGGCTCAATTTACACGCTCGACGATAATACGAAGTTCTACGACAACATCGCATCGGCATCTTCCGATGTAAACTTGGGTGGATATTTTCAAACCGTATATGATGCGTCGCCGACAAGCTCTCTCAGCACAGCATTGTTCGATATCACATACGGTTTTGCAACTGGTTCATCATATAATGTGAACACTTCGACAAGCTCATCATTAAATGAGAAGATTAAAGTATACAGACACCACGCGAAGACGCTTTTGGGTGACCCTGATGGGATATTTTCTGTGGCATCAGCTGATCGCGAGGATTGCTTCTTTATTCTCGTCAAGAGAAACATTCATAAAGATGAGCTGAAGAAGGGTTCTGTGAAGCTTACGTTGAATACCGACCTTGCTGACAGCGGCCTGGCACAGTTTACTGCATCTGATGATGGAGCGGTCACTGCTTTCAAGCAGGACGTTGGCGGTGAATACGCACCTCTTAAGATTTCTGGCTCAAGCGGAACCGAAGTGGGACAAGTGTGGTACAACGCAGGTGTGATAGTAATTCCTGCAGATTTGGCATTTAAAACAGTTTTACTGTGGTCGGGGTCAGATACTCTCATCAACTTACAATCATCGGGTTCGATCAACAATTTAGCCAATGGACTGCGCAGGCACATAGAAAGAGTGGATTTTCACAATCAGACGAACCTACATTCAACGGTATATTTCTGCCGTGCAACGAACAAGGAGTTCAATTACTCATCGAATCCGACATTCATAGATGCTGATCAGCGTATCAGAGTGACGTCGGGGAGCAACATCCTTCAGACGAGGACATACGTGACGACAATCGGTTTATATGATGCTAATGATAACATGCTTGCTGGGGGAAAGGTTAATAAGCCGATTGCAAAGAGCCCGGACACAGAGAGCATTTATCGCGTTAGGCTCGACTACTAAGGAGATAACGAGTGGCCGTTTATCACAAGTTCGGCCCGGCGGACGTAGTCCATTACAGTCTGAGCACATCCCCCAAGACAGAGCTGGCCTCCGGCTCTAGCGGCTGGAAGGGCAACACTGGGACCAACGGAACTTTGAGCATCTACGGCGGCATTCGTGCGCTGGAGAGAAGCATGTCTGCAGATGGCATAAGCATCCAGCCCGTCATAAATTTGCCTGCTTATAGCGCCGATGGAACCATCGAGCTGACGGGATCGTATCCACATACAGGTTCAGTTGATTGGGTGAAGTGCAGAAACTCCGCGCTGGCATCAACAACTCAGTATGACTGGGGTGAGGAGCATTTCAAACCGATAATGAACCTCTACGACTATTATGAGAGGTTCGATTACGATTACAATACGGGTTCATATGATTTCTACTGCTTGTACTCTCAGCCGACTTCTGATAACGCTGTAGAATATGCAGACAGCGCCACTTACGACTTCATGTCATCATCTTATGCGATAGAGGCGAGGATTAAACCTCTGTCAATCACAGGTAGTGCTCATAATAGGACGCTCATCGCTAGGGGAGACCTCTGGAGCTTCTACATTGACCAGACGACTGGCAATTTGGCATTTTCTGCGAGCGACGGAAGCGGCGTAATCTATACTTCGTCGTTCGCACCGACGAATAATAGGTGGAGCCACGTGGCATACAGCGTCAATGAGAGCGTCGGAAGCTTCCTCATTAACATGGTTGATGGAGGCCAATACAACATCACTGGTAGCATCGACGCAGGTTCCGATGTCATTAGGGTGTTTGCCGACAGCACTGGCTCCTCGACGTTCCACGGATTTGCGCATGACGTGAAGGTGTGGAAAGCGGGAAGAACGTATGCTCAACTTTCTGCAAGCCATGCAAGCGTCTTGACGTCGTCTGGTTCTGAGGCTGACCTCATGCTTTACGGAAGGTTCAATGATGGACCGCTTATGACATTTGACGCGATAACTGCGGGCTCTGGAGCGTTCGACCACTCTCTCACTGCGAACCATGGAACTATGGTGAAGTATGATGAGAGGTGTGCACCGGGTTGGCATCCGTGTGACGATGTCGGCTATACTGCGCAGAAGACAAGAGTGACGAGTTCCATAGATTTCATACGGTTGCTTCACGTACCAAGCCTCTATTACGGAAGACAGATGGCGACGGGTAGCGTGAAGCTTGTTTGTAACACGTACCTCTCTTCTAGCATAAAGAGGACGCTGGTAGATGATGGAAGGGGAGGTCTGTATATTTCAGGCTCAGTCAGTTCGGCATCTCTTGAGAATGCAGAGCATTATAAAGGTGTAGAGTGGCCGAAAGTTGGGAATGTCTTTTATTCAGAGGGTCTCGTTGTGATAAAGGACCCATCTCTCTTTGATTTTGGCGATTACGTCATGGGTGGTGAGACATCGCCGATGGCATCAGATGTCCTCCAGGTGAGCTTTAAGGGAACACAGAACATTCCAACGAAGGTCATGATGTGCAGGATAAATGGAGCGGCCTCGAATGCATCAAACAACGAGACATTTACGAGCAGAAATGCTGATACTGGCAAGCTTGATGTGGTGAGAAGCAGCCCAATAACATATGTAACGGCTGTGGGCATATATAATGAGGAGCGAAAGCTCGTCGCTGTGGCGAAGCTGGCTCAGCCGGTTCGAAATCGTGAGCGTGACAAGATAAACATTCGGCTGAAATGTGATTTCTAACGATAATTAGATGCTATGCATCCATATTTACGGACATGGCAATCACATACGGGCTTTTTGACCCTAAGCACTGCATAATTCGATACGTCGGAAAGACAATACGTTCTGACGAGAAGAGATTACAACTTCATGATTATGAGGCTTTTGGGGCAAAAAGAAGAAATTGGAATAGACCAGTCTGTCGTTGGATACGAAAACTGATGAGTGAAGGTCGTTATCCTGACATCATCGTCCTCGAAGAATGTGAGACTGAGCAAGAAGCACTTGATATGGAGATAGTGTGGATAGCACGTCTTAAAGAGGATGGAGCACGTCTTCTTAATGCAACAGAGGGAGGAGATGGGATATCTGGTTATCGACATGATGATAAAAGTAAGGATAAGATTGCTGAAGCATCTCGTAATCAAGTTTGGACAGACGAGAGAAAAAAGAAGATAGGAGATGCAATACGTGGTGATAACCATTATTTGAGAAAAAACCCTGAACTTCATCCCTTCTTGGGTAAGACACATTCTCCTGAAGCACGTCGTAAGATAGGTGAAGCGGGAAAAGGTCGTCCTGGACCAAGGAAAGGCGTAGAAGTATCGCAAGAAACTCGTCGTAGAATGAGTGAAAGTGCAAAGAAACGAAAAAGAAAACCGCGAACAGAAGAAACGAAAAGAAAAATATCAGAAGCACTTAAAGGAAGAGGTCATCCACAAACTGAAGAGACACGTAGGAAAATTTCTTTAGCTTTTAAGAAGAAAAGAGAGAAAAAAAATAATTGACATAAAATAATTTCATGCCGATATCATATTACATGTATATCGGCCTCGACGTATCGACTGCGATAATAGGTTTCTGTCGTCTGAATGATGACGGAGGGCCGATGGAGTTCGATTATCTGGACCTTAGAAAAGCAGATAAGAGCCTCTTTAAGAAGTCTGAGATGTTCGATGAGTGGGTAGAGAGAAAATGTTTGGTCTCCAAGGAAGATGTGGTCTTCATCGAAGACAAGCTTTCTGGTTTCTCCGGCGGAAAGTCGATGCAACGGACAATCATAACGTTGGCCACATTCAACGCGATGGTCTCACTTAAGGTTTATCAACAGATAGGAAAAGAGCCTCTTTACATTCACCCATCCACCGCCAAGGCTCTAATGAAGAGTGATGGCCTAATTATACCAAAGGGTTCTGACAAGAAACGTGTGACGGTCGATTTTGTCAAGAATTCACTCAACAATTTTCCCTACGTTGAGACGAGAAATGGCAATCCGCAAGCATATTGTTATGACATGGCCGACGCCTACATCACGGCGCGAGCTGGATACCTGAAATACGCATGCGGAGAGAACAAAAGCTAGCGTCGATACGTCGTGTTTTAAACATCGAGAGCTTCAAGAAGGGTGATGAATACATCTTTTTTTGTCCTCGACACCAGCATCACAAAGCGAAGCTGAGCGTCAATCTGAAGACGGACAACTTTCACTGCTGGATTTGCGGGTGGAAGGGAAAGACGCTTCTTCCAATCTTCAGGATGGTCGGAGGCGAGGAGCTTCAGCTCTATCTTGAGAGCATTGGTAGGAAAAGAGATGTTGAAGATGAGGAAAGAAGATACGATAACCCTGTGCTTCCTGACACCTTCAGGACACTTTCGTCGAGTATCATTTCGCCATACGCGAGAGCGGCGTTTATGTATTGTAAAGGACGAGGTCTATCTGAAGAGGACATTCTCAGGTTCAAGCTCGGATATTGTGAAGACGGAGAATACAGATACAGGGTCATCGTCCCATCTTTCGATGCGAACGGTGAGCTCAATTTCTTCGTAGGACGAAAGTTTTACGATCACATCGGACTTTCCTACAAACATGGAAACTTTGACAAAGACATCATCTTCAATGAGTATCTGATCGATTGGGATGAGCCGATAATACTGACAGAGGGACCATTTGACGCTATGAAAGCGGGAACGAATGCGATACCGTTACAGGGAACGATACTGAGGGAAGAAATGAAGTTATTTCAGAAGATAGTCTCCTCTGGAACTAAGATATACGTCGCTTTAGATGCTGACGCGAGGAAAAAGCAAATGAAGCTTGTGAAGATGCTGATGGAGTATGACGTGAATGTGTTCAGTGTCTCTCTGAATGATGCAGAAGACCTGGGAGACATGAAGAAGGAGGACATTTCCTCCGCTTTGGAGTGTGCAAGACCGGTGAGGTCAGAAATTGACATGCTTAGACTGAGAGTATCTGCGTGATGAACGAACGAGATTTAACGAGGTTGAATTACTTGTTGGATGCGCTTACTGCAAATCCTTTGAAGTTTCGTAAGTTCCTTGATATTCTTCGTGCACGAGAAGTTTCTCAAGAACTAGAAGAAGTCCTATGTTTTATCCATGACGAGATTGAGAGAGACGTCAATGTGAATATTCGTAGTGTTGTTCTTTCATATTTGGTGCTTGCATGAAGATAGCACACGTTAGCGATATCCACCTGCGTAATCTCAAATACCACAGTGAATATCACAAGGTATTCGAGAATTTCTATGGCCTCCTGAGAGAGATACAACCGGACATCGTTGTAAATACGGGTGATACGGCGCACGCGAAGGTGCAGATATCACCAGAGTTCGTTCAGATGTGCTCGGATCACATTAAGGCCGTATCGGAGATTGCCCCCTACCATATACTTCTCGGCAATCATGACCTCAATTTGGCGAACCTCAATAGGAGAGACGCCATTTCACCAATCGTTGAGAGCATCAATAGCGACAGGGTGGTGCTTCATAAGAGATGTGGTTCGTGGGGGGAACTATGGGGCGAAGAAGATGGATACGAATTTTACATCTTTTCATGCGCTGATAAGAAGAACTATCCAACACGATTTAATCTTGATCCAGGCAAGAATGTACTTCGTATTGGCTTGTTCCACGGGACCGTCCGTGGCTGCGAGACCGACACTGAATGGATGATGCGAGACGCCGAGCTCGACATCTCTCGTTTTGAGGGTCTCGATTTCGTGATGATGGGAGACATCCACAAGCATCAGTTCATGGATGTAGAAAAGAGGATTGCTTACGCTGGCTCTCTCATCCAACAGAACTACGGTGAGAGCATCGAGAAGGGCTTCCTTCTCTGGGACATAAGAAGCAAGGACGATTTTGACGTGGAGCTAATTCCCGTAGAGGGAAGCAGGAAGTTCTACACGGTCGAGCTAAACGACGATCTCAGCATACCTGATGTCGAGCTGGATGAGGGTTCTAGGGTTAGATTAGTCTCTCCGAGAAAACATACTCTTAGCGAGCAGCACATATTCGAACGTGAAGCGAAGAAACGTTTCAAGCCATACGACTTAGCAGTAGCACTGTCTTCGAACATCGGCATGCAAGCTACGAATATTGCTGCGAAGACGATAAAGATGGAGAGACTGAGAGATATCGATGTTCAGGAGAAATTGATAAGAAAGTTTCTTGAGGGAAGAACGATATCTGATGAGGTTATGTCACAGATACTTGAGCTCAACAAGCGTTATCAACTTACCATTGAGAAGGAGGAAGAGGTCATTCGTGATATCTCATGGAAGGTGGATAGCATTGCGTGGAACGGAATGTTCAATTATGGTGATGGAAATGTAATCGACTTTTCGAAGATGAAGGGCATCATCGGCATGTTCGCGCCGAACGGTTCAGGAAAATCGGCGCTTATCGACGTGATAACGACGACGCTCTTCAATAAGACGACGAAGGGCGTTAATAAGAACATTGAGCTCATTAACGATAGGAAACAGACCGCAGAAATGGTGGCTTACATTTCGACGAGCGATGAACAATATGTAGTTGAGAGGGGAATTGAGAGGGTCAGATACGGCAAGAAGAAATTTGAAGTAGAAAAAGAATGGGGAAAGACATCTCTTGACTTCACTGTGAGAAATGAGCTAGGCGAAGAGAAGGTGAGCGGAACTCAGAGGACAGAGACTGAGAAGCTCGTGAGGAAGCGAATAGGAACTTACGATGACTTCGTGCTGACAACGCTCCTTACACAGGGACGTGAGAGCGACCTCATCAAATGTAAGGAGACTGAGCGCAGGAAGATACTCTCTAAGTTCATGGATCTTGACATTTTTGAGCAGAAAGCGAAGATGGCCAAAGAAGAAAGCAAGACGTTCGTAAAGAAGCTCAAAGAGATCGAGGGAGAGGACTTAGAGGAGTTAAAGAAGAGCTCGGAACTTGAGCTAAATGCAACGAAACACGAAGTGACGTCCGAGGAGACGAAAAGAAAATCGATAGTGAAGAGCCTAGAGACGCTCAGAGATATGATTTCTAACCTGAAAGCATCAAGAAAAGATGCAATACAGAGTTTCGATATAAAGAAGATTGAGAGGATGAGAAACGATGTATTCACGAAATGGAGCGAGTGGAAGACAATATTAGATGATCAAAGATGCTCACTCAGAAGCACCAAAGAGACCCTCAGAGACCTCGAACAGGAGAGGGCTGTGTTCCCCATCGAGGACTATATGAGGGGACAGAAGGAGCTTGAGGGCTACGAGAGAAGCATCCATGCCGCCGATGCGGACCTCGAGAACCAGTCGAGAATTCTCGGGGAATATATGAAGAACGCGAAGTTCCTCGCGAGCGTTCCATGCGGCGACAAGTATCCAAAATGCAAGTTTCTAATCGAGGCGTTTGAGAAGAAGGGCGATATAGAAGAGCAGAGAGAGAAAGTTCTGCGATGTCAAAAGACAGTTCGTGAGTTTGAAGATGAGATAAACAGCTTGAAGTCTGAAAAGTATGAAGAGAAGATAGCCAGATACGAACAGATGACGAGGAAAATAGCTCAGATGTCATCTGATGTTGTAAGCTTAGCTGTGGGGATTGAAAATACAGAGCTGAAGATGATGTCAGAGTGGAAGGATGCGCTTAGGTTAGACGCCGATGAGCTCAGTTATCTTAAGACTAGGGACGATATTGAGAAAAATAAAGATATCGACGTTGACATCGAGCGGACAGAGAAGATGATTTCCGTTCAGCAGGAGCAGATTGAGTTCATTAATAAAAAGATAATAGAACTTACCAAGAAGCAGGGTGCCACGGAGATAATCGTTGAGCAGGTCAATAAGCAGATGAAAGAGCTCAAGAAAATGCGCACGCTCTGCGATGCTTATGAGCATTATTGTGATGCGATGGGCAAGCACGGCATCTCGTATCAAATTTTGGTAGAAAAGCTTCCGCTGTTGAACGAGGAGATAAACAAGATACTTTCCACAATCGTAAAATTCAATGTCATCCTCGACCACAATGAAGATGATCAGACAATTAGCATGTTTCTTCAGTATGGAGATCATAGTAATAGAAATTTGAAGCTGGCAGGTGGAGCGGAGAAGCTAATAGCGTCAATCGCAATCCGCGTAGCACTGTTAAGCATAACCAATCTACCGAAGAACAACATGTTCATTATCGATGAGGGTTTTGGCAGCCTCGACGCGAAAAATCTTGATAACATCAACAGGATGTTTAACTATTTACGTATGATGTTTGACCATGTCCTAATCATTAGTCATATTGATTTGATGAAAGATATGGTCGACCATAGCGTAACAATACTGACAGACGACAAACAATTTAGCAAGGTAGAAGTGATATGAGTGATATGAGTGATAAAGAGCATTTAACTATTTTTGTTCCTGTAGATGAAAACGGTAAAGATGATAAAGACGGAAAGTTTTTACGTGGTCATAAGAAATTTGTCGATGGAACGAAACAAGAAACAGGCATCTTCAGACCAGTAGTTGAGGGTGAAGAATTTGATGAAAACGCTGAATATGCTGTAGTTTATAGATCGGCAGAGAATTTTGTGCCGTATAAGATTGTGAGGATAAAATGAACCCCTGGATGACGAATACATCGGGAAAAAAAGATGCTGTCTTGACGATGGCATTTATAGGTTTTATTTTGGTTGTCATTAAGGTTCTTCTTGCTGGCTCTACAATTATCTGGAATGGTGACACAATTAGTTTCGGCGAGATTGATGCGCCTACAATTGGTGCAATATTGACGCCAACTTTAGGTGCTTATTGTGCCAGGCGATTTACAGATAAGAAGTATTTTAGTGAAAACAATGAAGAAAAAAGACCCTGAACGTTCTAGAAGAGCTAAAGAGTTTTGGAGCAGGCCTGGATATCGTAAGAAGATGTCTGTTGCGGCATCTAAAGGTAGTAAGAAACGATGGTCAAGACCTGAAGAAATTCAAAAATTTAGAAAATTAGTCGTTGAGCCGAGTGTAATCAGATATTTTATGAACGGATATTCCGTTGATGAAAAGGGTGCATATAGTTATGTAAAGATGATTTGTGAGCAGCATAACATTTCACCTGAAAAGCTTGTTTTCTATTACGAAAGGTCAAATTTCGTTTGTGAGTGTTGTAGTAGAGAAGCCCCTCATTTTAAGATGAATGGAAGTAGGGGCACAAAGACAAAGCTGTGCGTTGACCATGACCACGATACTGGTTTGGTGCGAGGCATATTATGTCATTCTTGTAATGTTGCGCTCGGACTTTTAGACCATGATTATATCTTGTGCGAGAAATTAGCAGAATATCTTAAAAGAGAAGAGGAATAGGGAATGCTGGGCAAGCTTCACAAGTATCTGACTGTCGGGCTTGTCCTGGCACTGGTCGCAGCTTTAGGCTATGGAAGATACATAGAGAACCAGATGCAGGATGAGATGACGGTTCTCCACAATCAGATTGCGCAGCAGGCTGAGACGATAGAAGTCAAGGATGACATCTATAGAAAAGCGACACAGAGAATAGAGAACATTCAAGACTTTCTCAAATCGTTGGAAGCAGATAATGGGAAGTTCAAGAAGACGATAGATGAGCTTCGTAAAGAACTAAAGAAGCGAGATGAGGAGCTTCTCGCTGCAACTTCGTTGGCTGCAAAATGGAAGGAAGCTTACGAGGCTGAAGCGAACGCCAATCAGGAAGAGGAGCCACCCGTGGTGCCTGGAGACCCTCCTAGGGTCCGCGTGAATTTCGACAAGGACTTCGGATATATCAGCGTTGATGGGTATACTTTGACGAACCCCGCATATGCGTGGGTGAAAGTGCAGCAGAACAGAGCGTTGAGGCTAATTCTGACGCTTTCTCAGAGAAAAGACGGTGGTTGGAACACGCATATCGCCTCAAGTGAGGATAACGTGGGTGTCGATATTCAGCTTTCTGCCGTCAATCCGTATCTTTTTAGAGATAAGTGGTATGAGAAGTTATCAATTGATGTGGGCATGCAGCTAGATACTGGCGTATTTCCATACGTTGGTCTTTCATATACATTTGATAGCGGCGTGTATGTCTCTGCAGGGGCTTGGGGGAGTGAGACGAAAATAGGACCATATGCGACGATAGGATATTCTTGGCGTCCGTTTGGAAGGTGATGCTTGCAGAAGTTTGATGGAGATATAGTGGTCTTGAACTTTAGGGATACATACCATGAAGTCGGAGATTACGAGTTCAAGATTATTTTGGATCCAAAGAGATTTAAGAATGGGCATCGTGCAACAATTAGAATGATGAATGCAGATAGAAAAGAGGTTAGCCTTGATGTGAACAGGTGGGGAAGGAAGATAAACTGTTTCTTCTCAATAAATGATGATGACCCAAGTGGAGTTTATGTCGTCAATTTTCGTATTAATGACGATGATGGAAATGAAATAGATAAGACTTTTCATTGCTGGGTGATAAAATGAACGAAAAAGATAGACAATCATTAGTCGTGCCGCTGTGTTGTCCAGTGTGCCAGACTGTGATGAGAGGAAGCAAGTCTAATATCACATATTACAATTGGAGCTGTTGTTCAAACTGTTTCATATATTTCGTAGAGGGCCGTGAGGAGAGATGGAGAAGTGGGTGGAGGCCATCTGAGAAGCTAATACAGGTGATGATAGACGAGCTTTACTAGAGTATGGGTTCTAGTTTTTAAGTTCTATTTCGTGAAAATGTATCTAATTATGCATGTTCGATAACAGTCTCAGGAGATAAGCGGACATGCAGAAGCCAGAAGGATACGAAGTTCAGGGAACTCCCTATTTTCAAACAGAAGACCAGATTGCCCTGGTCAAGCAGATAGCCGAAGAGCTAATTCCCGCCAACCCAGGTTACGGATATATCGTAAAGTTTCAGGGCGGTAAAGATGTCGACAAACATCAGATGGTCGTCGCATATCACTCATATGAGATGGACCTTCCATACAGGATGAAAGAGATAGAGAGCCTCGCGGAGACATGCCTCAAGGACTTTGAGAAGCACCTCAAGAAACAGTACAAATCTCGTGCAGGTAAGGCTCTGAAGATGAAAGAGCTTAAGGATCAGCGTGGAACTGTCACTGAAAAAGTGTCGATGAACAATCGTTATTACTACAGGTCCATGCGCACATACCAGCTCTCCTAGGGAGATGAGCTGGTATGAACAAGAAGACAGTAAAAGCAGAAATAATCAGGTGCGGGCAAGACCCTGTCTATTTCATCCGTAATTACGTCAAAATTCAGCATCCCAAGCGCGGTTTGATACCTTTTGACCTCTATCCTTATCAAGAAGAGCTCATTAGGGCCTACCAAAAGAACCGTTTCAACGTAATTCTGAAGGCTCGTCAGCTCGGTATTTCCGAGGTGACCGCAGCTTATGCCACGTGGATGATACTCTTCCGTCGTGATAAGAACATCCTTGTCATGGCGACGAAGAAGGACACATCCAAGAACATCATTCGCAAAGTCGATACGGCCATCAAGAACCTCCCAAGTTGGCTCATGCTGGCGAAGGTCAAGAGGAACAACGTTTTCGATATCGAACTAACGACTGGTTCACGCATAAAGGCGATTTCGACGACGAGGGAAGCTGGGCGCTCGGAAGCGGTCTCATTTCTCATAATTGATGAGGCTGCTCACATTGACAATATGGAGGAAATCTGGACAGGCATCTTGCCGACGGTTCAGGCGGGCGGCTCCGTCTCCATGTTATCCACCCCGAAGGGCGTGGGAAATACGTTCCACAAGGTGTATGTCCAGGCAGAACAGGGAGAGAATGATTTCTTCTTGACGAAGCTCATGTGGTGGCTGCATCCCGAACGCGTCCTAAATGAGGAGGGATTGCCAGACCTCGAGGATGATCCGCTTAGGCCCGGTTTCAAGACTAGCTCATGGTTCCGCAAGGAGACGATGGGAATGGGCCCGAGAGATGTCGCTCAGGAACTTGAATGCAACTTCAATGCCTCGGGAGACAACTTCATTTCGGCAGATTACATGGAGTGGATTGAGAAGAATACGATGTTCGACCCGGAGAGCTATGAGAATTGGGACAGGGCTCTTCATGTGTGGAAGAAACCGGAAGCGGGAAGACAGTATTTCATATCTGCAGATGTAGCGAGGGGTGACGGAAAGGATAACTCTGCAGCACACGTGTGGGATATAAGCACGATGGAGCAAGTCGCGGAGTATTATGGCAAGGTTCCTCCCGATGATTTTGCTAATTTGGTGTGTCGGATGGGGAGAGAGTATAACGGAGCTCTGCTTGTAGTGGAGAACAACTCCATCGGTCTGGCATGCCTGGAGCATGTGAAGCTAGCAGAATATGAGAACGTGTATTACTCTAGCAAGGGGAATTTTAGCCCAGGAAAGTCCGTGAACACAGCATTTCAGATGCCGAGCATGAATGAGCTGGTTCCAGGCTTTACGACATCTCCAAGAACCAGACCGCTGATGCTGGCGAAGCTTGAGGAGTATGTTAGGACGAGAATGATAATCATCAGGTCTCCTAGGCTTATGGGAGAGCTGAGGAAGTTCGTCTGGCACAACGGCAAGGCCGAGGCGATGAAGGGTTATAACGATGACCTCGTCATGGCTGCAGCCATAGGATGCTGGATTAGAGACACATTCTTGGGTTCTTCGATATTGAACGAGGAGCTCAGCAAGAAGATGCTGGACTGTACGTCATACAATAGGACGGAGAATGTGGATATTCCGGGAGCGACGAAGAACCCTGAATTTATCAAGAAGAACGAGCGCATCTCTCTGATGAAGAGAAATCCATATACAATGACGATGCCGAACGGTCAATTAATAGACATCGGATGGCTAATCAGCACAAAATGATGTTTCACGCGAGGTTCCTATATTTAAAGGATAGGGTATCTTGGGAAAGTTGATATCATGTCGCCAATTATGAAGAAAAAGGAAAGCATCTGGTCACAGCTAACAAGGTTGTTTAAGAACGGCCCTATCGTTAGGCATAAGGTTGCCAGCAGCTCGAAGATGTATGAGCCCCAGGGGACTGCTCGGGCATATAAGAAAGAACTGAGCAGTCTTTACGTGAATAGTCTTGCCAGTTATGGCCAGTATGAGAGGCTGGCCAGGTATGGAGATTATTCAGAAATGGAATATACTCCTGAACTGTCTGCAGCCCTTGACATCTACGCCGATGAGACGACGTCGGTCGATGAGAAGGGTCACATGTTGCAGATTGAGAGCGACAATGATGCCGTCAAGGGCATCCTTGAGACGCTCTTCTTCGATATTCTGAACATCGAGTTCAATCTGCATTCATGGGTGAGAAATCTCTGTAAATACGGCGACTTTGTGATGTTCGTCGATGCATCAGAGCACAACGGCATCCTGAACCTCCTTCCCATTCCCATCAATGAGATTGAACGCGAGGAGGGATACGACAAGGAGAACCCGTTTGCATTCCGCTTCAGGTGGCTGACGCAGGGAAACATGATACTTGAGGCGTGGCAGATAATCCACTTCAGGCTCCTCGGCAACGATAACTTCATGCCATACGGTTCTTCCGTGGTGGAGCCCGCCAGACGCATCTGGCGCCAGCTCATTCTCATCGAGGATGCAATGCTCATCTATCGCATCGTCAGGTCTCCTGAGCGACGTGTGTTTCGCATCGAGATCGGCATGGTTAAACCTGAAGACGTTGATACTGAGATGGAGCAGGTGAAGACGAGGCTGAAGCGTTCGCAGATAATCGATAGCACGACGGGAAGAGTTGACCTGAGATACAACCCACTCAGCGTGGATGAAGATTATTTCATTCCCGTTAGGAATGGTCACGGTTCAGAGATTGACACTCTCCCCGGCGGCCAATTCACGGGCGATATTGAGGACGTCGAATACATCCAGAACAAGCTGTTCGCGGCGCTGAAAATTCCTAAGGCATATCTCGGATACGAGGGCGATGTGGGCTCCAAGGCGACGTTGGCCCAGGAGGATGTGAGGTTCTCAAGGACTATCCAACGCATTCAGAAAATTGTCCTCTCGGAATTATCGAAGATTGCTATCATTCATCTTTATCTACTGGGATATAGAGATAGCGAGCTCGTTGATTTTGACATCAAGATGGCAAACCCATCTACAATCGCCGAACAGCAGAAGCTTGAGCTGTGGAGGCTAAAGTTGGAGATTGCTGGGACTGCGCAAGAGGGCATGTTAGATAAGGAGACAATCTGGAAAGATGTCTTCGGATTTTCAGAGGATAAAATTACCGAAGTTCTCGATGGACAGCGTGCTGATAAATTGTTTGAGCTTGAACTTGAGGGAATGCAGCTTCCTGACGATGGCGGAGTTGAGGGTGAAGAGCCTGCAGCCGGTGAGGAGGAGCTTCCGGATACATTAGGTGGAGAACCTGGTGGTGAGGAACCTGAAGGCGGTGAAGAGGAGCTAACTGCCGGTGTCGATACGGATAAACAGTTTGATCAGGATGATACGGAGCTTTCGAAATACGTGCGTCCATCTCTTTTAAATGACGATGAAGAGATTGATGAAGATGACGAGGAGATTGAAGAAAAGAAAAATTACGGTAGTGAAGGCGACCAGGCAGAGCTATCTGTTGATAAGGGTAAGGACCTATTCGACCCCGTTGAAGACCTTTCCACGACGGTGTTCGGAACTGAGAAACAGACTGCTAGCGACCCTGGCGATGCAAGATACATGAGAAGTTTAGTGACACGACCATTCTCTGAGGGTGATGCTGTCGCTAATTACGTGAGAGAAAAGGTCGAGAGAAGTCAACGCTTAGAAGATAAACTTAAGAAATTGAAAATTCTAAAAAGCTAAGATAGTTTGCTGCAAAATGCAGTGACATGATTGCTAGACAGAGGAGATGCGAAATATGTCCTTTAAACACAATAAGAAAAGAAACGGAGCTCTTGTATATGAGTTCTTAATTCGCAAGCTTTCAGAGGCGGCGATTGAAGAGAATAAGAAAGACTACGAAAAGTCTCTCTCCTTGCTGAGAAAATATTACTCTTCTGGGCAACTGCTGACGGAAGAGAAGCAGATATTTGACGTTATTCTAGGAACGAATGGCGTGAGTAGGGGCGTGGCGAGGGGAATAGTAGATGAGGTCGTGTCAGCTGCACGTCAGCTTGACCATAAGAGAGTAGATATAAAGAAGAGCAATCTCATCAAGGAAATCAATCATTCTTTTGGTAAGAATTTCTTCAGTGACTATAAGTTGGATGACTATAGAGTTTATGCCTCAGTGCAGCTTCTTATCAATGGTTGCTCTCCGAAGAAGACAATCGTTGAGAGTGCACAACGCGTTCAGTTAGAGGAGGCCTTGGTCGAATATATGACGAAGCCTGTAATCACTGAGGAGACGTCATCGGAGAATGATGACCTCGTTTACGTTCTTGCAATGAAGAAGTTCAATGAAAAATATCAGAGCTCTTTGAATGAAGCACAGAGGACGGTATTGAGAAGTTACGTTGAGGCATCCATGTCTTCTACTCAGGAGAACAAGGATAAGCTTGTGGACGTTCTTAAGGAAGAGAAAAAGAGAGTTATCGGCATAATTGACGGTTCATTCATGACGAAGGAAATTGCCGAAGATGAAAAGATGAGGGAGCGTTTGGTGGAGGCGAAGAAGACGCTTTCATCGATGGGCGTCTCGACGAGCGCAGCTGGAGTGGAAGAGATGATGCTCTTTTCTAAGCTTGCGGAGGAGATTTCGTCATGAACAAAGTAAATGAGATGGGATGTGCAAGCGGAGCGGGAATGCAGCTTCCAATTGGAATGAAAAGGAAGAAGAAAAAGATAAAGGAGATGCTGGAGATGAACCCAGACATCTCTATCGATGAGGTTATCTCGTATTTCACAGGCCTCAATGAAGATGAAGCTAGTCAATTTGAGGTCGATTTAGAGACTGGCGAATTCGAGAAAGTCGCTGAGATGGTGCGTCTGGGCATGGTTGAGAAGATGCTTAGACCCGTCATTCGACAGAAGGTTCGAGAGATAGTTAGGAAAAAAGAGGGCGGCGGCGGATACACATTGTATGCTCCAAATCCTGGGAAGGGAAAGGAAGCGAAGGGCGTCGGAGATTTTCCGACTAAGCTTGGAGCGAAGGCCGCTGAGCTTTCGCGTTTTCCGCCGAAGGACCCCGCTCTTCTACAAAAGAAGAGGAAAGAGATAGATAGGCTTCGTAAGGACCCAAAGAAAGCTGCAGAGAAGGAAAAGTCTTGGGGTAAAGCGCAGAAGAAGCAGCCGAAACATAAGAAGGCAAAGAAACGCACGAAGAAGGAGATGGTGAGCTACATCTCTGATCTCGTCGTCGAGAGCTTGTTCCGTGAGGAGAAGAAGGGAAGTGATTGGGACGAATACATCTCGAAGCTCTCTAAACAGGCGGTGCTGGGCGACAAGAAGTTTCAGTCTTTCCAGAAGGTCATCGAGAAGAAGACGATGGATGTCATGAAGAGTTCATTGAAGGCGCTAAAGAGCGCGTTGGGCGGGGCATCGTTCGAGGTGAAGGAGCGTGGCATCAATAAAGATGAAGACAGGGGCATCACGTATCTCGAGTTCTTCATCGGCGATAAGGAGGGAACAGCGGAGGCCGGTCCTTTTTACGTCGTGGTCGAGGGTGGTTATCCAAAGATGGAGATACCGCAGGAGGCGAAGGCGTCGCTAACGAAGATAGACCCCGAGAGGGGAAAGCTTCTCAGGGCTGAGCTCATCACCGTGCAGGAGCAGGTCCTCGACAAGGACAACACGGTGGCCGATGCGGTGAAAAAGAGGGATGACTACCTCAATAAGATGGAGGCAAAGCTCGACAAGATTGTCTCGGGCCTCTCTTCGCTCGAAATCACGGTCCTCAAGAGGCTCATGGTTTCGAAGTATAGGAAAATATCATAATGAAAAAGCAACTTCTACGAGAGTGGGTGGCTCTCGAATACACGACAGACATGATTAAGGAGAGCAGAGAACAGAATGACGGCAAAATCATCGTTTCTGCAGTCCTACAGAAAGCGCATACGAAGAACCAGAATGGTCGCGTTTATCCCAATGAGCTCCTTCAGAGGGAGGTGATGAACTATGAGAAGGTAGTTCGGGAAAACAGGGCTCTCGGCGAGCTTGACCATCCGGAGACCTCGACCGTCGCTCTTGACCGCGCGTCCCACATCGTCAGGGAGATATTCTGGCAGGGAGACACCGTCAAGGGGATGGTCGAGGTTCTCAATACTCCCAAGGGAAAAGTGCTTCAGGAGCTGCTTGAGAGCGGTGTCCGCATCGGCATGTCATCCAGGGGAGTGGGCAGCACTGAGAAAAATGAGAGCAGCGGGACAGATATCGTGCAAGACGACTACCAGCTCATCTGCTTTGATGCTGTCAGTGAGCCTTCCACTCCCGGCGCATTTATGAATGAGAGCGTTGAGCTGGATGGTAGGAAGCTGTTCGGCAAGGCCGACCGCATTTGGCGTGCTTTGAACGATATTAAGATGAAGTAAGAAAGGTGATGACGATGAAGAAGACAGATGTAGTGGAGATGATTAGGGCAATCGTCGCTGAAGAGGTGCGAAAGCAACTTCCTGGTGTCGTGTCTGAGATGTATCTGCGCAAGCTCGTCTCCGAGGCGGCGCAACCGCCGAGAAGGGAGCTCAGCTTCGAGGAAGCATACGAGGAAGAAATGCAGAGCGTTCCACAACCTCTGAGGAATTCCGATGAGGGCATCTACCAGAAGGGTCCTATAACCAGAAAGAATGAAGTCGTCAGCAGATTGATGTCACAGGACAATCCGATGTCACACCTTTACGAGGGCGTGTCACCGATAGATCCGAACACTCCCGCCGGAAATGTGCCGCAGACGAACATTCCGTTGAATGCGATACCGGGTATGCAGAATTTCAGCAAGTTCATGAAACCAAATACCAGCGGTCCCATGCCTAATACTCCCTCTTCTGAGGAGAGAAGACTTGCAGCGATGCGCAGCAAGCTTGATGAAGTCGTGATAGATACGACAAAGAAGTGAGGAAAGAAAAATGGCGTCGCTTCTAGAGACATTCTACGGCACTGGAACATTCCAGCGACCCGACGGCTCCGGCATTCGCGGGCAGGGCGTTGTGCGAAAGGCTCAGCAGTCCGGCGGCGACGATTATCCTTATGACAAGCCACGTGGCAAGTGGGGAGAGCCGCACCCATACTCTCGTGATAGCAAGGGTGGAAGTTTGGGGAAGAACACAATGACGCCGAAGAAAGTTCCACCCGGTGATGACAGATGGGATGACGACTTGGATGAGATAAAGATTGATGGATGGCAGAGCGGAACTCCTGCTGATGGTAACATCGTAAAGAACCCTCCGAGAGACGGCAGCAAGTTCGGCATCGACGGCGATGATGGAATGGGCGAAGCAACGGGAGTGCCGTTTAACGTCGCTAAGGGAAATCAGGGGACGGGAGCGAGTGGAGGAAGGACCATGCCGGGCACCGGCGGAAGCTGGAGTGCCGGGCCTGTCGGTGACCAATGGGACGACCGCATGGATCCTGATAAGCTTGAGGATGAGGGTGACGTCGAGGAGACCACCAACGGGCTTGCGATGCGAACGAACAACATGTATCGTTATCGTCCGCCGAATAAACCGGGAGAACGGGATGATGAGGAAGAACAAGTCAGAAATATGCTCTCTTTTCACATTCCAGATGACGATGAGACTAGGGATGATGTAGGCTGGGCAGCGGTCAAAAAACATGGTGGAGCGGCTTTCGGGACCCCAGGGCAAGCAACTAAATATTCACGCATGCAACCGGGTTTTACGTGGAAGGAAAGCATGCAGAGGGTGTTCGAAGTACGTTCATCGAGAGAAGGTATAAAACCAGATTTCAGAGGTATTTACGAAAGGCGCGTCAGTCGCTGCGGAGAAAAATAAGATGATGGAACTTACTGCAAAGGAGCTTGCTGAAATTCTTGCTAACGCCATGAAGGCCATCGAGAAGAAGGGCGAGGGCGAGAAGGGTAGAGATGGATACGATCAGGATGATGAGGAAGAGCAGCCGCGTGGATACAAACACTGTCATACGACAGATTTCTCGAATTCTAAAGACGAGATTGAGCCGAACAGGCTGAAAGTGCAGGGTGCAGCAAATTTTGGTCCGTACACAGAAATGCACATCAGGGCAATTGCTAGAGATACAATCCTTAATGAATTAAAGAAAGTCAACAAGGTAAAGGTATCAAAGCCGTTCGGAAAGAGGGTTGATGGGACGACGAAAGAGGGCTGGAGGCCGTCCAAGACGTCGGAAGCTCTGAGGACCGAGTGGGCCAGATGGTATGACGTGAATGAGATGGCTAAAGACAGGAAGAAAGCCAGTAAAAAAGTGGAGCGAGACATCTACAAAGAAAGAATGTCTAGAAAGAAGGACTAGAATGTCGAAAGTGCCAGGGGACGCGATACAGCAGAAATATCTTGATGTTGAACCAAGGAAAGGCGAGAGCGGAGAGAAGCTGATACGTCGTTTTACTAAAAAAGTAAGGATGGATGGCATTCTTAGAGAATTCTCGCAGAGGACATATTTCGAGAAGCCGTCTATCGTGAGACGGAGAAAGAAGAATTCTGCCAAGTGGAATGCAAAGCAAGGTCTCAAAAATAGAAAAACAGATTGAAAAAGATGTTCATGCTTTACTTAAGTTAAGAATTCCTATCTTGAATTCCGGAGAATCACAATGAGCAGCAGTGGTAATATTGTTAAGGAAGCCATCGCCGATGCAGAGAGGGTGAGGAAGCTCGCCACTGAAGCAGCCAAGAAGAGAATTCTTGAGGAGCTTGCACCAGGCATGAAGAGACTCGTAGAACAAGAAATAGGTAATGCAGTGGCAAATGAAGATTCAGATCGTCTTCGTCGTGCTGCTGATGGACATGGAGAGACGGAATTCGAAGAGGGAGCTGAGTGCCCCAGAGGAGAAACTGAAATGGATAAGGACGAGCTAGATATGGAGTCCCTGGGTGCTATGTTTCCCGGTATCTCCGAGACCGAAGAAGAGACTTACGATATGCCAGAAGCAAAAGATCAGGATGACGCAGAGATGGACTTTGCTGATGAATCGACAATTCCTACCCTTGGAGAGGGTGAAGAAGAAGAGGAAGGCGAAATGGACGAAGAAATCACTCTTGACGAAAAGGGTCTAAAGAAAGCGTATGAGAGGCTCGAGCAGACAAATGCAGCCCTCGCGGAAGCGCAAGTCTCGAGCGGTTTCAAGGACTCCTACAAGACGACTGAGTGGGAGACTGAGGATGGAGCGCCTCCAAGCGACACCGGTCTAATGGACAAGGGACAGGATGGCAAGGGTTGGGAAGAGACCAAGCCGCCCGCAGCGACCGACTACTCCGTGAAGGAAGCAATCGACCGCGCAATCAGCGAAAGCCCGGAGCTTCGCGCATACGTATCGTTCCTCGAGGAGAGCCTGAAGGAAGCGAACAGTGTGGCACACAAGCTTCGTAACGAAGTAAGAGAAGTTAACCTTTTTAATACGAAGGTTCTGAAAGTGAATGAGATGCTCAGCAAGTTCGGTAAGAACCTGACCAATGAGCAGAAGAGGGTCGTCATCGAGAAGATGGATGAAGCTAAGACGATTCGAGAGGTCAAGCTGGTCTCCGAGAGCCTTGAGCGTGCCTTCAGCGTTGTTACTGAGAGCGTGGCACGACGACCAAAAGCAAATGCACAGCGAGTTCGCCGATCAGGCGGAGCAAATCAGAAAGTCCTCAGGGAGTCTGTGGATAAGAGCACGGGTAATCAATACTCACGCATGCAAAAACTTGCTGGTCTGAACAAAGCCGTTCAGTAGAAACCCACACAGACATTCTAGGAGAAGAAAAAATGAGAGGCGCAAATTTTAACCTCAACGAACTCACCAAGGATATCCAAGCCAGGGATAGAATGGGCGAAGTTCGTAGGCTCGTCGAGAAGTGGTCGGTAACAGGCCTGCTCGAGGACCTCAGCGAATCAAATAGAAGCAACATGGCTGTCCTCTTGGAGAACCAAGCAGCTGAGCTTCTGAATGAGACTTCACAGGTCGCCGATATCATCGGTTTCCAGAACGTGGCATTTCCGATCGTCAGGCGCGTCTTCGGCGGTCTCATCGCTAACGAGCTTGTCTCGGTCCAGCCAATGAGCCTACCGTCGGGACTTCTGTTCTACCTCGACTACAGGTTTGACACCGTCAAGGCCGGTAACAAGAACGACGACTTCACGGTCGGCGGTTCCCTGTTCGGCGACCAGACGGCACCCGGCACCGAGAACCTCGCGACAAATGGTTTCTACAACCTAGGCACCAGCTTCTCACAGCGTGAGAAGGTGAGCACTGCGAAGTTTGCATACAGCTCAGCGACGGCATCGCTTAGCGATATCAATTGGGATCCGGACCTGTCGGCCTCAATCGCGACCGACGACACCAAACACCTTAAGAAGCTGACGGTCACCAGCGGTTACAGCATCATGTTGAGCTCCGGTTCCGACACTTCGACGAACGGTCTGAAGCATTGGATGCCTCTTTCCGGTTCATCGACTGTCGCCAGCACGACGACCGACGGCACCCCCGTCCAGCTCGGAACGGACGCGGCGTCGGACATCATCGTCTATCGTCGTTACACCGTCAAGAGCGGCAACGACCTCGTCTTCATCGTCTCTGGAACGCTGCCCGGCGAGGGTGGAGCGGGAACGATGGTAGACTCGACCAACAACTGGTTGTATCTCAGCTATCTCGTAGATCCTACGCTCAAGGGCGGAACTTCTGGAACGCTGGTTCTTCCGAACTTTGAGAGCGACTTTGCATCGTCACCCACTCCGGACATTCCGGAAATTGACCTCCGCATCCAGAGCGTCTCCGTTACTGCAGAGACCAGGAAGCTGAAGGCAAAGTGGACCCCCGAGCTTGCTCAGGACCTCGCCGCTTACAAGAACCTAGATGCAGAAGTGGAGCTTACGCAGATTCTCTCGGAGCAGATCGCTCTGGAAATCGACCGTGAAATCCTCGCTGACCTGCTCTACGGTGCAACCGGTGAGACGATGTATTGGTCACGCAAGCCCGGCAACTTCCTCGACAAGCTGACCGGCAACACCGCGACGGGCGCGTCCTTCACAGGAACTGTGCGTGAGTGGTATGAGACCCTCATCGAGACGATCATCGATGTGGCGAACGTCATCCATCGCAAGACCCTCCGCGGAGCGGCGAACTTCCTGGTCGTGAGCCCGGACGTCGCAACCATCCTCGAGGCATCGGTTCTCTACAAGCCGAACCTGAGCATGGACCCGAAGGAGAGCCAGTTCACGGTCGGCACCGAGCGCGTCGGCTCCCTGAACAACCGCTTTACGGTCTACAAGGACCCATATTTCCCTCGCAACCAAATCCTGGTTGGCTATAAGGGTGGTAGCTTCCTCGAGACCGGGTTCGTGTATGCTCCTTACGTGCCTCTCATCGTCACCCCGACGATCTACGCACCCGAGGATTTCACGCCTCGCAAGGCGGTCATGACCCGCTACGCCAAGAAGCTGGTTCGCTCCGACTTCTACGGCAAGGTCATCGTCCAGGACATGAACGTAATCTAAGCGTTCAACGCCTTAGCTTAAAGGGAGGACTTTCGGGTCCTCCTTTTTTTTTGCCTCTGGATCAATCTGTTGGAGACATCCTAGTTATAATGACGGAGGTGTTCCATGGACAAGAAATTTCTTAGACGCATTTATGAAGCGAGGCAGGTAGAGAACGTCGAGGAGGCGGATGATTTCGCCGATTGGACGAAAAGACAAGGATATAAGTCCAGCCCAGGTGAGCTGCCGGACCGGCTGCCGGGCCAGGCATGGAAAGTAAAACAGAGGCAGTCCATTGGGTCTGAGCCGTCGAAACGACGAACTTCAGTTGGGATGATGCGGGGGACCCACGGCGGTTCGGAGCGCTCACCGTCTGGCATTTGGCACAATGCACAGAAGGCGGCTATCCAACATAAGGGTGCCGAGAAGGCGGCTGCTAGGAAGGGCAAGAAATATGTCAAGCCTGACCCATACGTATGGCCGAAGACGCCGGAGGGCTGGAAGAAATATATGAAGGCCGTAGGAAAAGACCCGAACAGGGAGGACTGGAGACAATTCAGACATTCGCTGGCGGGAGGAGCGGGCAAACCCACATCGACCGCAGCATCGGCTCCACCACAAGCTCCTTCGACGTCAAGCGAGCCGCTGCCGACATCACCATCTAAGCCTTTTGACCCGAAGGATGGGCCCGATATCAAGGGTTCACACGGCGGAAAGGATTGGGCAGAACGGGGCCAATCAACAGAGCCAACAGCAAAGAAAAAGACGAAACTGGGCAAGTTGAAGCTGAAGAGATAGAGAAGATGGCTGCATCTCTTAAGGAAGCGTTTGGCATCGAGGAAGATGACCTTTTCGGAGGCATGGGTAGTGATGACGTGAAAACTGGTGCCTACAGCCCCAAAGCTGTGAAAAATAAGGGAAGGAAATTTCCACGTGCAAGCCGCATCGATGGTTCAAAAAGAGGCCTGCACGACAACTTCACCGATGATATGAAGAAGGCGATAGCGAATGCGAAGCTTCAGAATGATAAGGAGCTTGTCGGCATGTTGCACGTTCTCGGTGAGACGATGGCAATGAGAATATCTGATTATGACGGAAAGGTTGAGCGCGAGAACGTGAGTGACAACATGGAGAAGGTGACGAAGTCATTCACTGAATTAATTAGCGTGTTCTCAGAGGCCGACACAGAGCTTGATGCTTTGAGTGATGAGAGTGGTTCGGAGGAACCAGAGAAGAGAGAGCCCGCTCCGGCGAGAGGGATGACGTCTCCGCGCTCGATGGGCATGAGGAGAATGGCATGAGCGTCGATGAAAAGTTCGTCAGGTTGATGATGGAGGCCGTTATCGAGGCATCCGATAAGCCAGGAAGTAATGCACCGACAGGAGGAAGGCGGGCTCCAGAGCCGGAGTGGAAGCCCGACGACGAGAGGTTTAGAAAGATTGCGAAGCTTTCTAAGCTTAGGAATGTGCAGAAGGACAAGGAGGCTGAGACCGGCGCAGAACTGCATAGGCAAGACAGATTAGCAAAGATAAAGAAGAGAGCTCAAGCTCCTTCATTTGGCAAGAAGCTTCCGCCGGAAGTCGATGCATCGGATGCTGGTGATTTCTTTAAGAAGATGGGCCTCACTAAGGATGAGCCGCTCACGAAGGCCGATATGCCGTCTAGCGCTGGCGGAGTGGGAATGGGCACGAAGGTGAAGCAGGGTCAGAAGATGGTGCCTCCGAGTAGTAAAGAAGATGACCTGCCGCTGTGGGCGCAAACTGGAACGGGAGCTGGCCCTAAGAAGGGCATTAAGCCTCCTCAATACGATGGAAAGTTCTTCGGTCACATGGCCACGATGGGAAGCAAACGCAACTGGAAGAACGTCTCGTATCTCTCCAATCCGCATGACCCGAAGAGCCGAAGATATGGAAAAGTTCTGGGCACGCCTGAGGGTGTGAATGTCTGGGTATGGGACGGAAAGAAATGGCTGCCCAGAGCCGAGTTCGACATTCGGTATCCCGGCGGAGAGATGCCGGCATCGAGCCCGCCGCCCGAGACTTTCAAGGTGCAGGGCGCGCCCGAGCCCGAGCATGAGCCGAAGAAATTGAAGATGAAGATGGGAAGGAAAAAGCCGAGGATAATCGGTGGAGAGAATGAGGGCGTCGATGAGAACCTCGTCAGGATGATGGTGGAGGCCACTTTCGATTGGGGCAAATTTCCGACGTCAAAAAGCCCGAAGAAGGATATTTCCGTCCACTCTGGCAAACCCACTCCGACCTCCGCCGAAGAGAGTGAGATACAAATCGTCGATCTGCCGCAGGAGGCACGGGATGCTCTTGACACTCTCATGAGTGAGATAGAGGAGGAGATGGAGAGGGCGGCGCCCGGGCATTTTGAGCTCGGTACTGACGAAGATGAGCTCACATTCGCGACGGTCATCGACGATGGGCAGAACGTATTTTATGCATCACCTCACATGGACAGTCCAATAGCAAACTTTTTCGATGGTTATTGGTATTGGGACGGTGAGGCCGGCAAATGGATGGAAGGCTAGGAGAGACAAAGGATGGCATTTACAGCTGGCTCGACCCCTTTCGGTGTATATGATGCAGACGCAGACTTCATAGCTGATGCTGACAAGCTCGTGACATACATCAACGCGAAGCTCGGCGGTTCAAAGATTTGCGTTGAGCTCAGCTCGTCCGACATCTACCAGTCGTTCGAGGAGGCCGCGCTAGAATACTCTGCATACATCAACCAGTACCAGTTCAAGTCTGCCGCTGCGGCCATACTCGGGTCCGCCACAGGCTCTCTAAGCGGCTCGGAGAACCGTTACCACCAGAACCTACTTGAGCATCACAGGAGGATGGCTGAGCCCTACGGAGAGCTTGCAGGAGTGGGAGGAGCGTTCGACCTTCACAGTGCATCGTTCACGACTGTCAATGGGCAGCAGAACTATGATATTCAGGACCTCATCAGTGGCTCGTTAACTGGTTCTGATGGTCGCGTGAGGAAGGCACAGATAAAGGAGATTTTTCACTTCTCACCGACTACCGCGTATCGCTTCTTTGGAACGACGTCTGCGGTGAATTACCTTAACAACCAGTTTAGTTTCGAGAGCTTCACTCCGGAGACTATCTTCTATCTGCTTCCAGTGTGGGAGGACATTCTTAGGGGGATGCAGTTTGAGACGTCCAACAGAGTGAGACGCTCGCAGTATAGCTTCGACGTGAATAATAATACAATCAAGCTCTACCCATCGCCGACGACGGCTGCCCGCATTCATTTTACCTATTGGCTGCCGAAGGAGCCCTACTCTCCTGACTACACAGATGAGAGGCTTGATGGCGTGGCAAACGTGTCAAATGCTCCGTTCGGCAACATAACGTATAGCCAGCTCAACTCTATTTCAAAGCAGTGGATTTGGAAGATGTCATTCGCGCTTGCCAAGGAGATTGTCGGCGAGATGCGAAGCAAGATGAGCACCATCCCAATTCCGAACGGTGACCTCACGCTGAACGGGCCTGAGCTGATAAGCGACGCACGCATTGAGCAGGAGCGACTGAGGACGGAGTTACGTGAGCTGCTCGAGGAAACTACTTATCAAAACATTGCTGCTCGAGAGGCTGAGCATGCGGAGAACGTGAATAGAGTGATAAAGGAAATTCCTCTCGGAATTTATGTAGGAACTTTTTTGCCATTCTTCATTCCACTCTCATACTTAATAAATGGTTGAATGTAAAGAGTGTGGCAACAAATATAAGCGATTGAACATATTCCATTTACGAAAGCACGGTCTCGACGAAAAATCGTACCTTGAAAAGTATCCGGGTTCACAATTGATGGCAGATGAATGTAAAAAGAACATCTCTGAAGGCACGAAGAAGGGAATGCGTAAGGAAGCGTCGTGGGATAAGTTCATGACACATGTTAGGAATAGGGATTATACAGGTGAGAACAATTCTTTTTATGGGAAACACCATTCAGAAGAAACGAAGAGAAGCATCTCACAGAATGAAGAGAGAAGCAGGAAAATCTCAAAGAAAAAGTCTGCTTGGTGGGCCGATGGGCGTATAGGAATGAATTTTGAAGAACTATACGGCAAAGAGACTGCAGAAAGAGTTAGTAGAATTAAGTCTGAACAGACAACCGGTGAGAATAATCCAGCATATGGTAAAGTGTATGAGAAGACGGGTAGAAAAGTGGGAAGATATAGAGGCATTCTATTCAGAAGTCTTTACGAATATTCTTACTATAAACACCTTGAAACACAAGACCTCTTTGAAGAGATGGAATACGAGCCATTTTCTATACCATTTAAGCTTGATGGTAGAAAGAGAACATATACACCCGATGTATTACTAACGAGTGAAAAGAAACTCATCGAGATAAAATCGACTTACGAATTAGGAAAAGCGACAAAGCTAAATGAAGAAAAGTTCAAAGCAGCAATCAAATATTGCAGTGAAAACGACTTAACATTTGAAGTTCTAACAGAGAAGGACTTCAAAATAATCCCGTTCAGACTTGCAGAGCGAGATGAAAATGTAGAGTGGATAAAGAAGTAGATGGCCAAGGGTTTCATATCGACGAAAGAGCTCAACTATATCGATGAGCTGACGAAGGAGCTCTTGCAGAACTTCAGTATGCAAGAGGTCCTCTACTACGCCATATCGATGGAGCACACGGTCGCAGATGACCTATACAATGAAGCTATCGAGAAGACCTGGTTCGCTCCGGTAAAGGTGAACGCCAGGGTTGATTTCGATAATCCGACGGTGACGACGACGGAGTTCACGCTTGACAGCCAATACTCGCTTGAGATTTACTTTCACACCGAAGAGCTCGGCGAGAGGAACGTGAAGCCGCGTGAGGGCGATTTCGTAGAGTTCGGGGAGATAATCTTTGAGGTAACAGCGGTGACGATGCCGCAGTTGGTGTTCGGCCAGGTCAATAAGAAGATAATGACGAAGTGTGTCTGCGTGCCCAGTCGTGAGGGCCAGTTTCAGGTCAACGGAGATTTCGCCAAGTTCGTAAGCAACACGCATCCCGTGGAGCCTGTAACATGCACAAAGCCGTAGGGTAGAAAAGATAGAAGGAGTAAAGTAAGATGTCGAAGTTTAAGTTGTTCGTGGTCGCTGCGTTGTCGTGGTTCTTGATCTCTAGTTCAGGAGCAAGCATCACATTCGATGCAGCTGAGCGACAGACGTTTTACTCGGCTGTGGTAACATCGGCCGTCCTTACTAGCGCCGTCGATGACATGCCCATTGAAGCTGTGTCCCACAGTGATGCCGTAGCGAAGAGAAACGCGAGAGCTGCTCGTTCCGCAGTCTTCATTCGTGAAGATGTAGAGATAAAGGATATTCGTGGAAATGAACGAGAAGTAAAGGGAGCATCGACGGGCTCCGGTACTGTCATCGCGGTGAGGTGGGATGGCAAGTCTAGTCTTATCCTAACAGCACATCACGTCTGCACTAATTCTTATGATGTCGGTGATGTCGTGGTATATGATAGGTTCGTGATAACATCGACAGTCAAAAAGTTGGTGACGTTCGATGGCGATGAGATGGACGTCCGCGTGTTACATGAAGATAGAGATAACGACCTTTGCGTCATGGAAGCTGACGGAAAGGCGGGTCTCGTCGCTCCATTGACATCGTATTATCCTCCTCTCGGCGCTAGCGTATACACAGCGGGAGCGCCGTCTGGACAGTGGGGCAAGGGGACAGCAAACATAGTCATGGGCATCTTTTCTGGCGTAGTAGAAGAAGACATAAGTTATAGCGGTTATGTAGGAAAGAAGTTTCTTCAGTGTTCGATACCGACCATCGGTGGGATGAGCGGCTCTAGCATATATTACAGGGGCAAAGTCATCGGTGTGTTGGTTGCTGGTCATACATCGTATGAACACCTCATGTATGGTCCAGGTCCTGGCGTTACGAAGAAGGCCGTTGAGGCGGCCATGGAAATTTGGAATAAATGACAAGAGAGAACGCGCATTACCGTTCCATAACAATAAGGGACGTCGATGAGAGCATTCGCGATTGGTTTCGTGATAGGGTTGACGTGCACGTAAAGACGCCGACTGACGAGCTGAAGAAGGTTCCTGTTCTTTTCGCTTCCGGTGAGCGGTGGGCGACGAATAGGGATCAACGCGGGATAAGAGACAAGAATGGTTTGCTAATTCTCCCTCTCATCAGCATAAGACGTGTTAGCATGGAGCGTACCAAGGATAGGATGGCACTCGGCGTTGAGAAGGAAACCATGACTATCGCGAGGCGTGTAGATAAAAAGTCAAACACAATACAGAATGCGATATCAGAGAGAGAAGCGCCGTTTAGAGCAAAAGATGATAAGGTAGTATACGAGATAACGACCATACCGTATCCAGATCATTTCACGACGACATATGAAGTGATTTTCTGGGCACAATATATCGGGCAGATGAATACGATGATAGAGAAGGTTTTCGACAGTTTTGACCTTCAGAGCTCGTTCGTCATGCCGATAGCGGAGACGCGGTTCGAAGGAAATCCTAAAGATGATAGGGACTTCGAGGAGAGGAAGCCGCTCGTCGGAAGGACGTATTTCGTGGGATACGTAGACACCGATGTTTCAGACGCTGGGAATTTTGAGGAGTTTACGGACCAGGAGAGAATAGTTAGGTATTCATTTAACGTAGAAGTTCCGACGTACCTTGAGCTTGAAACTGACGGTGAGAGACCCGTCCCACAGAGAAAATACACGTCATATCAGATTAGCATGGGCGACGAGAGCGTTACTTTCGTTGATGATCCAGAAGAATTAGATAAGATTTTTTCCTAATCTTTTCAAATTTTTAGTTTTTCTGTCTTCTTGGGCTTGAATTGTCTAGTTATACACAGCTATACTAGTCGTCTATCATGTGTGCATTTGACGACCGTCATCAGGAGATATCTCAATGGCTCAGAAGTTCATTAGTCCGGGCATTTTTACCACTGAAATCGACCAAAGTTTCGTAGGACAGGCGCCAGCGGGCGTAGGAGCTGTCATTGTTGGCGGTGCCGAGAAGGGTCCGGCATTTGAGCCCGTGAGGCTCGCAAATTTTCAAGAACACTTAGAGCGTTTTGGAAATCTGAACGTTCTCCACCAGGCATCATATGCCTCGAGGAACTATCTCGCTAACTCTGGTATCATGCATCGCGTGAGAGTTCTTGGTCATGACGATGGGACGGGTGTGAACAACGGATATCAAGTGGGAGGAATAACGGGAATAACAGACGCATCAGGCTCAGATGACGTGACAGGTTCGATCATGGCCGTCATTCATCACTCCGGTACGTCTAGCGAGCTATCTGTTGTAGGAGTTTCGGATGACGGCGACAGGTTCGTTTTTACGATCGGAACTTTCTCAGCAACAGCATCGTTCTTGACAAGTTCGGCAGATTACATAGAGAAGGTCCTCAATACCGACCCGACGCGATACACGACAGATAATCACTATCTCTACCAAACCTTTAAATACACGCCAGTGGCAGCGAGCGCGTCTTGGCATCTAGTGGCTGTGTCGGGAGCAGATGACCTGACGCTGAATGATTTTCAGAAAAACTACGCTGGAGGCTCGACGCCGTGGGTGAAATCGCAGCTCATTGGAGCTAACGAATATGATCTTTTTAAGTTTCATACGAGAGCACATGGCCGTGTGACTAACGATGAGCTGAAGATTTCGATAAGAAACGTCAGACCGTCAATAAACACAGAAGCAACTCCGTACGGAACATTTGATTTAGCGGTAAGGAGCTTCTACGACACAGACCTTAGACAAGAAGTTCTTGAGACATTCGCTAATTTGACTTTGGACCCGAACGACAAGAACTACATTGCTCGTCGCATCGGAGACCAAATTGAGACATTTGATACTGATGAAAGAAAGATGGCCAAGGTCGGTGACTACGCGAACAAGTCCAATCACATTCGTGTAGAGATAAACAAGAACAACGGTTCTCCGCCAGAGGCACTTCCATGGGGATTTCGTGGATACACGAAGATGCTATACTCTGGTTCTGATACAGATGAAGGCGAAGAAACGACGACATTGTATCAAATTGATGATATGACGTATACTCCAAACATGAGAGATAAAAATTCTGTCTGGAATGCAGGCATTCACTGGGGTGTCCTCTTTGTTTCGGGTGGCGTTGTAGACAGGATGAGAGCCGTTCCGAACCTAGACACAGCGGCGAAATTGCTCCTGACGGGCTCAGATGCTGATTTTTCATTGAAACACCTGTCGGGAACTTACGAAAGCGGCAAACTTCGCTACCACTACAATACAACACAGGAAGATTACGCGCCAATTTACGGCTCGGCGTCACTGCAACAATTCACTATGCCACTTGAAGGTGGTTTTGATGGTTTCGATTTTCGCACTGAAAATTCGCTTGACGTGTCGAATACTGCAGCTGACACTAACTTCGTCGTAACTTCGATGAAGAGAGCACTTGACGTCATCGCTGATCCTGATTTTATCGATGCAAACTTGCTTGTTGTTCCCGGCGTGCACAACACTGTCGTCACCGACCATGCTAGAAATGTTGTTAACGACCGCAGAGACATGATTTACATCATGGATATCACGGGCTCGACGGTCACGCAAGCGATTGACAACTTGAAGTCGAGAAACATTGACGACAACTACTCTGCTGTCTATTACCCAGATGTAAAAATCGATGATGAGGTGAACAACAGAGTGGTCAGAATTGCACCATCAGTCGTAGCTGCAGGCGCGATTGCTTATAATGACAAGATAGCGCAACCGTTCTTTGCACCAGCAGGAATGAACAGAGGTGGTTTAGATCAGTTTTCAGTCGTCGACGTCGTCGATAGGTTAAACTACACGAATAGGAGTGACCTATATGATAACCGCATCAATCCCATCGCGTCATTCCCGAATGAGGGAATAACGATTTGGGGCCAAAAGACTATGCAAGTAGCGGCAAGTTCTTTGGACCGCATAAATGTTCGTAGGCTTCTCATTTTTGCAAAAAGGACTATCAAGGTTGCATCGAAAGAGTTAGTCTTTGAGCCGAACAACAGTTCGACTTACACTAAATTCACGAACAAGGTTAATCCAATCTTGGAGAAAGTTCGTCAAGACCGAGGTATCGAGAGGTTCAAGGTTGTCATGGATGTGAACACAAACACTCCTGATGTCGTTGATAGGAATACGATGGTAGGAAAGATATTTCTTCAACCTACGAAATCGGTTGAGTTCGTCGACTTGCGTTTTATCATAACGAACGCGGGCGTGCAGTTCGAAGAATAATCAGGGCATAGAGACTGGGAGAGATAGAAAATGGCAGATACAGCAGTTTTAGGAATGGAGACCGCGAACTACGCGGCAACGCAGAAGGGGTATGCTGAGAGGGTTGAAGATGACCGCATCGAAAATGCAAATCGTGATAAGGTCGACGCATGGGCAGGAGCCGTAACTGGTTCTTTCCAGTCAGTCTTCTACGTCTCTGGAGCGCTTGGCACGCATCTCGGCAATAGCGAGACGTATGGCGGAATAGCGGTGGCACAGGAGCACAGGGTCATAACTGAAGTAAGCCTCGTTTGCGCGACGACGGGAACTGCTGACGTTACGACAGTCGATGTTCTTCGACAGGAGACTGCTGGCTCAACTCCGACCACAATTTTCGTAACTGATGACGTAAGACCATATATCTCTGCATCAAAAGATGCTACAAATACTTGGGACGTTGCATCCACTGCTACCATTTCTGGTTCAGCATGGGATAAGGGTCGCGTTCTGATTGTGAATGTCAAGGAAGTTGCTACTGGTGCGTCGGACGCTGCAGTCATCGTTCACTGGAAGCCTTCTGCTAGTTACGCGTAGGGTGAATTTCTATAGCCCTGTGAGGGGACAATCAGCGTGATATAAAACGCTTCAACTCGAGGGGACGAATTGCGTCCCCTCCGTTGTTTTAGGAGAAAGAGGAATGCCGTATTATAGCACAATTCAAGGAGCTTCTGGTTCTGACGGAGCTGACGGGGCTGACGGGGCTGACGGGGCTGACGGGGCTGACGGGGCTGACGGGGCAGCGGGTCCAACGGGTTCGACTGGACCGGGAGGTCAGACTGTCTGGGTTGCGGCATCGGATGCATCTGGTAGCGAATATGCCAATGGTCTATCATATGTTCCTCTACTGTCGGCATCTGCTCACCAGATTGAGTTTCAATACATTGCGCCTGAGACGGGAGACGTTGAAGTAAACGTCATCTACGCTATGAGTGCGGCAGATACTGGGACTGTCGAGTGCCAGCTGGATTTCGCGACAATCGCCACAGGCAGCGCTCCAACTACGGGTTTCGTCTCACAGGATCCGTTCATCGTAACTCCTGGCAACGACGCTAACATGCACGCAATAAACGCGTCAAACACGTCGTCGATGACATTCAGTCCAGCAGATGGCGACATCGTCTTATGCACGTTTCAGAGGTTGGCATCGGCTAATGATACACATCCAGGTAGCATGAATATTATTGAAGTAAGGGTCAAGTAAATGTTGAATCGCAAAGACCAAAATTTTAAAGCGTTTTTCATCAAGGATTTTCTTAACGACCAAACGAGAAGCTGGACGAACGAAAAGTCGAACACTGATGACATAGAGTTATCGGCGTCTGTCGGCATGGGTTCTGATGATGGAGATACTACTGTCGTTCTCATGGGCATGGGAGGGTTTAGAGACCAATACGCTTCTGCGAGATTAAAATTCATAAGCCCAACTGTAACAGGCTCTGAAGACATCGGTATCTGCATAAGAATATTGACAATGGATGCTCCCGACGCTGCATACTATTATGCTCGCGCCGATGGGGGCATCGCGAAGTTGACGAGAGTGAGCAGTGGGTCGTTCACGAACTTGTCACAGTCAGCATTCGCGCTTGCAGAAAATCAGTGGTGCAGAATTACATTACAAGCAGTGGGGAACGTTCTGTCGGCGTCATTTGTTGCCGACGGCGGAACGCCAGCAGCCGTAAATTTGACCGCCGTAGACAGCAGAATTCCGACTGGTGGGTCAATGTGCTTCAGGTCGATGAGCTCCACTGTCTTTTGTGAAAGCTTTACGGGCTCACAACTGTAGGACGAAAGATGTTCGCGAAAAGGAAAAAGGGGCAAAGAGGAGAGGGAAAGGGCGTCGTTTGGCCAGACACGGGAACGTCAGTGCCATCTGATGATGTCAGAGATGTGTTCGGTCCCAGGCCGTTTAGCGCACACTTGTCTACTGTGGGGTACGATTACGATTTTCATCGAGGCGTAGACATAGGAGGATATAATCAGGGAGATAACGTCTATGCGTCGATAAACGGTGGGATAATAAGGCAACACTACACACATTTCGGTTGGGAAGCAGACATTCAGATGGACCGCTGGGTAGAGATAGATGCTAGCGGTTCTGCGACATTTACAAGGCAGGGAGACAGTTACTTAAGAGTGACAGGTGATAGAGTTGGGTCACAAGATTTAGTTACGGGAGCGGCGAGATATCAATCGAGAGATGTCTTGCAGCCCAAGGGTGATGATTGGCTCGTAGAGTGCGTGTTATCGGCCTCATACTCGTCAGTTACTGGCGCATTTGGTTTTGGTATTTACGATCCCACGACCGATGAGCACGCTACATTGGAATATGATGGGGCGGATTTTACGATAAAGGGTGCGCACGTCAGCGGAACGATGGAAGTTGATGGGACGACTGACGCGACGGCCGGTAAGGTCTGGCTTCGTGTGGAGTGGGATGACAGTTTGGGGACGTTGAAGTGGAGACATTCTGATGATGGCGATAGCTGGACCGATATAACGACGACTGGGAGCGTCTATTGGTCTGGAGATGACGCTGCGACATTCAATGTCGTGTTGTACTGGAAGTCTACTGACACTGATGCCGCGCAGGAGACTGTAGATATTGACTTTTTGGGTTGGATTGATGACCAGACGATAGGACGTTTCGGAAATTGGATGTTGATAACGGACGGCGACAGGTCTTTTATGAGCGTTCATCTCAGGGAAATATCTTCGTCACTGGGAGATTACGTTCACGCTGGACAGTTAGTCGCTCACGTGGGAACTACGGGTTTCGATACGACGTCAGGAAGAATAAGTTATCCACACATTCACTCAGAGTATCTGACGAGCTCGACCTACCTTTACAACAATGCCTACGGACAAAATCCGCTGAGGCATGGCGTGTTGCCAAGAGCGTCGACGCTGACATCTCTGACTGTTAATCGTTTGGACTTAAAATTAGATCCTGGGAACTCCGGAAGTCAGGCTTTGGAGATAACGGCGAGCAGGGGAGCGAACCAAGCGTTCGACGTAAACTACGTCATTTTCACTGGTTCTAGCGGTCAAACGTCTTTCAATTTTGATACGAGAGATGGGTTGAATGCCAACAACGATATACCTTTTAACAATGGCGTCTACATCGTTCCTGAGAGTTTCGACGAGAATGACGACGCGTATATCATGACAGTATATTTCCACACTTCAAGTTACGGAGACACGTTTACTTCTGCGGCGATCCATGATAGTGACGGAAATGTTTTGTGGATCGAGGTCACTTGATATCATGAAAACAGATGCCGGATAACTATTTAAGAGGAATAGAGGAAGAAAAGAAATGCCATACACACCGAACAAGGTAATCACGGACGTAACAGGAACTCTCGTGGCAGCTGCCACCACTACGACTACGCTTCTCGGCGCAGAACCTCATAGGAAGATGGTATCCATCTACAATGACAGCACTGCAGTAATGTTCATGAAGCTAGGTGGAGGTGCAGCATCGAATGATTTCACCATCAGGATGGCTGCTGATAGTTTCTATGAGTTGCCTGACAACGGAATGTACACAGGCTCCATAACTGCTGTCTGGGTATCTGCAACTGGCAGCGCTCAGGTTGCTCAGTTTACTGGTCCAATCGTTAATCCGTAAGGGAAGGGAGCTTAGATGTCTCCGTATTATGATTTTACACCGCAGATAACATCTGCCGGCATCCCGGATCCGTTCGTTCCAGTCGACGGTAATTGGAATGTGACTGGTGCCATCACTGCGACTGGCGACATCACCGGTGACAATCTCATCGCGACGGGTGACGTCAGTGCCGGCGGCTCAATAACGGGTTCTGGTCTTCTTGTAGATGACATTGCCGTTAACTCGTTGACTGCTTCAAATCCCTCTGGCATACGCAATGAGGGTGATTTGGACTTTGCAAATACGAAGTTCATAAAAGCTGATGGGACTAACATCGCTCAAGTGTGGAACACGCAGTTTGCGTTTTATAAGACAATAGCAGCTGGCGCAAATAATGATGTTGACATAGGCACAAATGCAGTGAGGTTTAAGGACCTCTATCTCTCCGGTACTATCGATGCCGTAGGCGTGATAAATACTGACGAACACTTCAATGTAGCACAAGCTAATCAGTCATTATTGCAGACGCAGAATACCGATGTTGTTAGTAGACCTGGTGGGAATACACCGACGATATCAATAGCGAGTGCTTCGTACTGGGAGAATATTGATTTTCACACAGCTGGCACGATTGCATTCTCTGTGAATGCGGCTAAACTTGCTAATTTTTACGGAAATGTCGCGACGAGTGGCGACATTGATGCTCAAGGCTCTATCACGGGTTCTGGCATCTTGTGTGATACGCTCAACGCCGGTGTCTCAACGGCTACAGATTTAACAGTTAATTCGCTCACTGCATCGAACTCTGTCGGCATATCACCAGCAGTCGACAATGCTTCTGATGTAGGCACGAGCACGCTTAGGTTCAAGGACCTGTACCTGTCGGGCAACATCAACGTTCCCGCAGAGGGGAGGCTAGACTTCAGCCCGACCGCCGATACGATATACATTGGAACTGCTGCTGGAGGCCTCGATTTCCATGCGGGTGGAGGCAGGCCGCTTGCGCTATTCGGCGGTGTAATACAGCCGCTGGTGAACATCGTTCCGCAATTGAACAATACTGTCGATTTGGGCTCCGACACAACGAGGTTCAAGGACCTCTTTCTTTCTGGCAACGCAGTTATTGACGGTGATGTTGATGTCGAAGGTTCAATAACTGGGTCGAGCATCTACTCTGAGGGAAATATTTTCATTGGAAATGGAAAATTCATAGGCGCTGCTGGAGAGCCGACGATACAACTTTTTACTACACAGATAGGCATCTATAAAAATATTGCTGTCTCTGCAGACAACACCTGGGATTTGGGAACGAATGCGCTTCGCTTCAAGGACCTGTACCTGTCGGGCAACCTTAATATGTCAGGGAACGGCCAGCTGCTCATACCGACGGGATCGAATACCCTTTCTGCTCCGGGCCTCGCGTTTCCCGGTGACGAGAACACGGGCATCACGAAGGTCGGCAGCAACGTCTACTTCGGCGTCGACGGCGTCGAGGCGTTTCATTACGGGAGCATCGTCGTCTTCGCGAAGGACATCTGGCCCGTTGCAAACGACACGATAACGCTGGGCGACGTCGATTACAAGTTCAAGGCGCTGCACGTGTCGAGCGCGTCGCTGGGCTCAGGCTCGGCGGCGTGGCCGGCCATCGGAATCGGCGGTTACGGCAGCGGCAACGGTTTCTGGATGCCGAACGACAACAACTTGCGTCTATCGATGGCAGGCGGCAACACTGTCGCTGATTTTAATACAACCGGCATCATCACTTCGAGAAACCTCGTGCCGTCGGTCACGAACGCGCTCAACGTGGGAAGCCCGAGCTACGCGTTCAAGAACGTGATCGCATCAGGCTCCTACTTCGCCGGCGGCGCTCCCCTCACGGCGTACGGCAGCATCGTCACGAACGACGACGGCTCCGCCCCGACGGCGACGATCGACGCCACCCCGCGACCGCTTCTGACGTACGACAACGTCGGGATGTCGAAGTTCATGACGGGCTCGGTCGGCGCCTCACACCACGGGCTGACTGTGGACTACAACGGCGTCTACGAGGTCAGGTTCAACATGTCGTTCACGGGCACAGGCAACGGGAAGGCCTGGGACTTCCACGTGTATTCGGGACCGTCGGGAAGCACGTCGTTTAAGTTCACGAGCCTCTCGACCCAGCGCAAGATTGGGACCGGCGGCGACATCGGGAGCTGCGGCTTCGGCGGCATCGTCCCCCTCACCGCCTCGGACCTCGTCGAGGTGTGGGCGGAGTGCACTGATGAGCAGACGATAAGCGTGCACGCGTCGGCGCTCACGTTGAGGATGGTCGATGACTGGCCCGCGTAGAACATCTATTTACATGAAACTAGTCTGAAAGGATAAGATATGGCGATAAGGAACGTCCCTCTCTCTCCGGACGCTTTGATAACTCAGGACCAGGCCGATGAGCTTGATGAACGTCTCGATGAGTATGAGGAGGCAAATGATGATTTCATCGAGGCACGAGCTGAGATGGACCAGTTCTACGCTCTTCGAGCTTTCGAGCACGGACAGGCAATCTCCGATGCGACCGGCGAGGACCATGCGGTCGACCTCTACGGCGATGGAAAATTGAAGAAGTTCGATCAGCTTGAGCTCGCGCCAGGTTTGCAGCCTGCGTATTTTGAAAGAAAGAATAGAAGGGTCAAAACAAAGAAGGCAACGCCGGCCGATGTTAAATCGAGGTCTGAACGAGGACATTCAGTTAGGAGACCGCCTGGCGAGAGACGGCATCCGCTGGACGCTGTGGTGACAGTCGGTGACATGATAAAAGCAGACAAGCTTTCAGACGATGTGAGGGACGCTCTCATTGCCAGGAGAGACACTGCGCTTGCTCTGAATGAGAAGCTGAACGAGCTGATGAGGCCCGTGGGTCTGGAAATGATGGGAGACGAGAGCGTCGACGTCTTCGGAGATGGATTGGTGAAGAATGTGAACGATATAAAGATGCCAGAATTTCTCAGTCTCATCAAGAAACGAGGCAACAAGATGCTCGGCCACGAAAAGGTCAAGAACGTCCTCACTAGCTCTGAGCCAGAGCCTGGACCAGGACGAGGCAGGATGGCCAGAAGCCCATCATCGTTTTTTGGTCCCTCGCTTCCGAAGCCGCCGGACGAGGAGCCCTCGTTCGCATCGACGGCCGGTCTCATCGATGCGGCCAGCGAGAAGGCGAAGCTGATGGGCGGTCGTCTCGCGAATTCGAAGATGACAAAATTTCGTCGATATGCGATTGGCGGCGGAATTGTGAGCGCCGCGCTCGCCGCAGCTGCCGCGCTCTATTGGCTTCTCTGAGCCCGCAGACGCTGTCTGCGGGCCTCCGCGTTTGCATGCACATGACACTGCCATCTCATCAATTCTTCGTCTGAAGGCGTCCAGAGGCCTCTGAGCAAAATACGCCATCAAGCATAAAAAAGGATTGTCAATCTACTTAAGATTGAGGGACAACGAATTGGTCCTCGGGAGAAAGAAAGATGGCAGAAAGACTTGAAATTGGCGACATGTTGGCGCTTGATTATGAGCCGAAGAGGAAATTTAGATGGTTCCTCGAGATTGACGGCCAGGATGCCTTCGTCATGAAGACGGCGGCGCGTCCCCAAGCGACGTTCGAGGAGACGGTCATCGACTACATCAACGCTAAGCGTTGGATATCTGGGAAGCAAGCGTGGAACCCGATCGCGGTGACGCTTCATGACCCAATCAATCCGTCTGCGGCAAATAACGTGATGCAGTGGATGAGGCTGAATTACGAGAACCGCACGGGACGCATGGGATATGCTAGCGTCTATAAGAAGGACATCACCCTGAAGCTGCTCGACCCTGAGGGAAATGTGGTGGAGATTTGGGATCTCAAGGGAACGTGGCCCATGGACATCAACTGGGGCGACTTGGATTATGCCAGCTCCGACAATGTCGAAATCTCGATGAGCTTGAGATTTGATAACGCTATCTTGCTCTAAAAGTTAAAACATATAAATATGGATGAGGGGAGCCTTTGTGCTCCCCTTTTTCTTTCCGTTTAAAAGTCATCCGAGAAACTACTTATCGATGAACTTCTAGAGATACAGAAAGGTATATTAATGTCGAAAGAGAAGATCGATTTGGGCAAGCAAGTACAGCAAGAAAATGCTGAGCCCGCAACAGCTCAAGTGTATAACGTCCCCGTTGAGTGTGTTGCGCTTCCAAGCAGGGGAAAAGTTTATCCTAAAGAATCGTCACTTCACATGAAGCCGACTGTCAACATTCGCTCCATGACGGCGAGGGATGAGGACATCTTGACGTCACCGGCTCTTCTCAGGAAGGGCATTGCCATGAACGAGCTCCTTCGGGCTTGTATAATGGACAAAAGCGTCGATGTGGACGACTTTCTTGTCGGAGACAGAAATGCGTTGCTAATTGTTCTTAGGGCTTCCAGTTACGGCGCAAAGTATGAAGCGCAAGTAATGTGTCCAGAGTGTGAAGAGACGTTCGAGCATGCGTTCGATTTAAGCAAGTTGCCAATTAGGCCGCTTAATGTTGAGCCCGTTGAACCCGGCGTGAACCTCTTTGAATTTACGCTCCCGATAAGTGGGATGAAAGTGCTCTTTAGGCTTCTTACTGGTAAGCAAGAAAGAGAACGCGCTGAGGAACAGAAACGTCGAAAGAAAGCGATGGGCGTCGGCGGCATTGAAGACAACGTGACGAGCATGCTCTTTCGTAGCATCATTTCAATTGATGGCAATGACGACAGGAAAGAGATAAAGAGAGCCGTAGATAATATGCCATCGATGGACTCACGAGAACTTAGGGACTACATCGACGAGATTTCACCGGTCGTCGATTGGGTAGAGAAGATTGAGTGTTTGGCATGCGGAGAGGAAACGGAGGTCGACATGCCGGTAACGGCTGACTTCTTTTGGCCTTCCTCCAGGAGAAGAAGGTAAGAAATACTTCTATGAAGAGCTCTTCACGTTGGTCAGATACTGCGGTTTGACGCTCACTGAAGCGTGGGACATGCCGACGTTGAGGAGAAAATGGTGGATAAAGAGGACAAACAAAGCAAGGGAAGAGGAAGGCGGTGATACGAACAATACCGACCCATTCGGAAGCAAAGTTGTGAGGTGAGGGGTTGATTAATGGCTGACAGGATACCAGGTCTCGACAGGATAAAAAGAGCAGGAAGTCTTCTTAGGGACATCACTAACAGGATCGATAGCTTGCCAGTCGTCGCCGATCGTGCCACACGAACTGCAGGAAAGAATTTCAGCAGCCTGACGAGAAACATCGACGAGACCAACGACGCAGTACGGGGTCTCAGCAGGTCGATGGACAAGCTATCGACGGGACCGGGTCGGAACATGATGGGAACGCTCAACAAGCTAGGCAAGGCCGTAACTTCGTTGGGCACTTCCATCATAGGCATGGGAATAAATCTCCTCATCGACGGCATTCAGCGTGTGTATGAGCTGAAGGAAAGATGGGCGAAGGTTACCGGCGCGATGCGCATGCAGATAGGCGGTCTCTCTGCGAATGTCAAGAGCGCCACTAAGCTCATGTCCAACTGGGAGGGGACGATGCACGGCCTAACCGGTCAGTTCGGCATTGGCTCGCAGATGGCCAATGAGTTCGCCTCGACTCTCGAGACGATGAACAAGCGCATCATCGAGGGTTCGACTTTCATCGGCAAGGTCCTGGCTCGCGGTTTCAACCTCGGCGGCAAGGCGGCCGGCGAGCTCATGAGAGCGATGAGGTCCATCGGCGTCGATGGAAAAGCCACGACGGAGAACATGGCGAGGATGACGCAGCTTGCTGCGAAGTTCGAGGTGCCCGTCAATGCCGTAGCACAAGACCTTCACGACGCCCGTGACATGATGGTGGCGTTCGGGAAGGATGGCGTGAAGTCGATGATACGCTCGTCCGTCTATCTTAGGCAGTTCAACATCGGTCTGAAGGACACTAACAATCTGATGAATACGTTCGACAGGTTTGACAGTGCGACTGAGGCGACTGCGAAGCTGAACACCGCGTTTGGAACGACCATCAGCTCTCTCGACATGCTGCTCACTGACGATCCGGCGGAGCGCATAGAGAAGGTCAGGCAGCAGCTGTTGAGCCAGGGCAGGACTTACGAGACCATGACCCGTAAGCAGCGCATCTTCCTCGCAGAGACGATGGGTCTCGAGAACGAGCAGATTGCCATGCTCCTCGACAGGAACAAAGCTAACGTCTCGTTCCTAGACATGCAAGAGAAGGCAGCCAAGGCTGAAAAGAAGGAGATAAATGCAAAGAAGCTGATGCAGAAGCACCTGAGAGCGACTGCACAGACGATGTACTCCTTCAGCCAGGCGATGGACGAGATAACAGTAGCCATTGCGAAGGCGCTTAGGCCTTTGCTTGAGGCATTGGGTCTCGTAAAGTCAAGCAAGAAAGAGTGGAAGGGATTCGCTAGCGTAATGCGCGGCGCAACAAACGTGTTCGTTCGCTTTTTCGAGGGATTGGCGAAGAGTCCGAAATGGATAAGCATGATGCAACGCCTCGCCGATGCGTTAAAGAGCGCCGCGAAGTGGATCGCGGGCTTGACCGTGAAGGACTTTTCTCAGTTCTTTGACGCTGCTGTCGGCGCGATGCAGAGGATTTTTACCTGGGTCAAGAGGATTGCCATTCTTTGGGCTGGCATGAGGATTGGCACTGCTGGGCTTGCATTTGCTGGTGCGGCGAAGGGGTTGCTGGGCGGCGCTGGTGGGGCGGTGAAGGGAATGGGTGGCGTCGCGGGAGTCGGTCTCGGCGTCGCGGGAGGTGCCATCGGCGGAGGTGCCATCGGCGGTCTCCTCGGCGGTAATACGACCGGCGGCAGCGTTGGTGGAGCGATAGGTGGCGGGGCTGGCGCGATGCTTGGTTCTGCATTCGGACCGCTTGGGCAGATGCTTGGAGGTGCCATCGGCACTGCGTTGGGAGGCGCAGTCGGTGCGGGCGTCCAGTTCATCGCAGGCAAGATAGGAGATATGGTCGATAGGGGCGCGGCCACAGGCCTGTCGTATTACGAGGGAGTTCTTGAGAAGGAAAAGAAAAAGAACGCGACAATCGAGAAGGAGATGGTCGCAACAGCAAGTAGGACGTCGGTTCTCAACAAGGTGATACACGCAGAGAGAGAGCACGAGTTGGGTGTGCTTAGGAGGCTAGCGGAACAGAACGAAGATAGGGTCGAGCTCATGGGCAACGAGCGTGAAGTCGTGCAGAGGCTTGTGAAGAATATGATATCTATGGGAGTAGAGACGGGTCTGACTGATGCTCAGATGAAAGAACTTTCGAAGCAGGGAGGGTCGCTGGTCCTTACAAAGACTATGCTCGATAAGTTATACGGTTCGACTGAGAGACTGCATACCTCGACAAACAGTCTCGCTAATGAGATGCTCGAGGCTGCTGGAGCGGCGAAGGCGATGAGGGAAGCGCAGGCGAAGAAGGAGATTGCTGATATAGCAATTGCGCGTGAGGAGAACAGGAGAAAACGTGGCATTACAGAGCTCGAGGGGATGAAGGGCGGCGGCAGATACGCCGACATCGCCAGGACACAGGGTTTTACTGCGGCACTGACGGAGATACGAAAGTCGGGGCCCATGCAGGAAATGCAGACGCTTCAGAGTAGCATCTTGAACAGGGAAAAACGTGGGCTAGCGTCGCCGCAAGACAAAAAGCGTCTAGAGCATTTGAAGAGACAGCATTCTGGATTGCTGAAGATGGAAGAAACGTTGATGAAGTTTTCTCGCTCTGATAAGGAACTTCTCAGGCTACGACGCGATCAGATGTCTGTCGAGGGAACGATACTTAGGCAAAATGAGCTTAAGGCAAGGCTGACGATGCTTGGGATAGCTGATGCAGACGCGATGCAGAGAGTGCAGGCGAAGTTGGGTGGCGCATCTGAGACGTTGATGAGCGGGGAAGAGCAAAAGATATATGAGGGATTACTTGACATTAAGAGAGCGCGTGTCAAGGCGAGAGCACAATCATCTGTTACCATTCGCGGTAACGATGGCAGGCCGATGAACCTCGCGAGTGGGGCTACTGGAGCCGGCGGAGGACAGGGAGGTCCTATTCAAGTCGTAGCAGGTGACGTATATCTTGATGGTGATAAAGTGGGTAGAACTCAGGTCAAATGGTCTGCAGCAGGAGCAAGCTAATGGCACAAAGAGATGAAGGACTGGGCGCCGACTTCAAGAGAAACGCCAGAGAAGCGGCTGGAAGGAACAGGAGAATAGAGCTCGATGCAACGAGGGGAGACCTAGGTGCTGCCGATGACGTCCAGAAGATTGCTCATGAGGGTGATGCCACCGTCCAGAAGACGCTTGCAGATGTTTCCGAGAGGATAATGGATGCGCTCGATGCTGTTCCTGTGTTGGGAGATGCTGTGAATGTCGGTGTGAGTGTTGGTAAGCTTGGCGGCGTGTCGACGGCTACGGGAAGAGCAACGCTTACAGGTCTATTCGATGAGGCAAATCTGAGCTTTGCGGCTCTAGCCCGCCCGCTGAATGAAGACCTCAGAAAGTCTGACGCGCGTATGAGGAAAAACATAATCATAGATGATGAGCTCGCCGGAACGCAACAGTCGAGAGCGTTCTTTTTCGATCAACATCACACGCCAATGCAATTTCCTGGCGAGCAGAAGGACGGTTCTTTTCTAACGAAGAACCCAGCGCAGGGTCCACCCGTCGATGATGATGACGCGTATGTCCCTCTTTCATTTACTGACGTGAGACCCGTGGGTTCTGACAATACTTTTAGGTCGGTGTATTTCAGACCGTTCATAACATCGCTTACGGAGGAGTTTACTCCGGAATATGACAAGAAGACTTATTACGGTAGGTCCGATCAAGTTGCTACGTATATGAGCACGATGAGAACGGTGTTCTTGGGATTCGAAATACATGCGTTCAGTCCGACAGACTTAGAGTTAATTTATAAGAAATTGAATTGGCTATCGTCGATGGTCTACCCGCAATACGGAAGTAACATGCTCATGAATGCGGGACCAGTCTTGCGCATGAGAGTCGGTGATGTAATAAGCAGCAGAGATAAGATGGGTCTGCCAGGTGTGATAGACAGTCTCAGCTACGATTACAGCGATAGCATCTGGGAGGTAGACAGAGACCACAAGGCGCCAAGAACAATAAAGGTTGCAATCTCATTTCACATTCTTCATGATGTCGTCATCGGAAGAGGAGAAGACGGAGACTTCGGCGGCATCGGATATGTCAACGGTGAGGGTAAGTATACTCTTGATAATGGAGGTATCGCAGCACGGTACGACGTAGATGAGCGAGCAACATCTAACAAAGTTTTTAAGCAAGCTGAAAGCTTTCGAGGATACGGTGATATCACACCTGAAGAAAAGGGAGCAATCGGTGCCCGTGGAAATAATTTAGGACTGTCATCGGAGCAATTAGGATTTGGTCCAACATTAGAAGAAGCTGAGCGTGCTCCGCACGGCGCTGCAGGTCCAAAAGAGCTTGAGCTGCGGACGATAGACAATCTTAGAGGGATAGGATAAGATGGCGAGAAGCAGATATAGCAGGCTCGATGTGATAGATGGCGATCATTATGAGACATTTACTCTAGATCAGACAAACATGTTCAGAGAGCCAGACACATTTTCAGGTGTTAAGACGAGAGAATATGTCGTAAAGCGTGGAGACAGATTGGACCACCTTGCAGCGAGGTTTCTAAATGATGACAAATATTGGTGGGTGATAGCGTTGGTAAGCAACATATCAGTTCCATTTCTTACTCCGAGGCAGAAAATAAGAATACCATTGGATGTGAATGACGTTTTAGATAGGCTGTGATGCATGGCAAAGTTCCAGACAGGAAACGATATTGACGTATCACTGAGAAGCTCGCAGAAAACTGTTGAGCTTTTGCAGACGATAACGCCAGCAGACATCGCTCAGTCTGTTCCATTTCTAAAAATAACGAGGATCGACCCACAGACGAGTGAACCGATGGGAGGGGTGCCAATTCTGAATGCGTTTTTTCAAAAACCACCGGAGTTCGGCATGCCGGCGGGAGATAGGAGATACGGAGAGAGACCTCCTGTATCGATAGAAAAGTTTGTCGTAAGGACGAAACAGAATCTCGGCGTCATTATCCACGAAGAGGTTGAGCTGGACATTGTGGCGCATAGGCCGGGCGCAATATTCAATGATGATGACAGCGTGTGGAATTCAATACTGGTCCCCGGCGCTTTACACTTTGCTGAGTATGGATGGGCTGGGACATCGAAGAATGACCTAATAAATGGTTCCGGTTTTGATGATGAGGGAACGACGGGAAACTTGAGAGTTCTCGTTCCGTCGAGGAAGACAATTCTATTTGAGACGTATTACTATACATTTAGCATAAAACAGACTGGCGAGATAGTAATAAAAGTAAAGGCGTATAACATAGGTGATTACATGCTTAGAAGGATGCGTTTGTCTGAGACTGACCTCCTCGAGAGCGATGTTCCTGGACAGCTGCCTAGGCGTGTGGAGAGAGACAGCAACACAGATCACGAGATACGTGGCGCGATACAGGCTGCGCTCAATGACAAGAAGTCATTTAATCCGAAGAAATATAAGAAGAGCAAGGAAACTGCGAAGTTATCAGATATACTTGATATCTTTGCAGCAAATACAATTAGTAGAACGGCGAGAGCATGGGGTTATGATGACGTTGAGCTCGTCATAGGAAATTTCAATCCACTTACACCGACAACGACGAAGAAATATGGCGCGAAGAAAGTGAGTTCAATCGGAGATTTCGAGATACCGCTGTTCGACGTGATGAATATAATTTCCAAGTTCGTGAGGAGAGGTTCGAGCCCGGGATTGAGGGCAATAATGACGCAGTTTTTCAGCGTTTGCAATAGGCAAGATGCGTGGAAAGCGTCGGTCATATCGCTTGGCGAAAAGTCATTCACAAGCCTCAAGCCCAACGTCATGGTTCGTATTGGCGATAAAAATGTGAAGGGCAAGAAGATAATGCGGATAGCAATCTTCGATAATAATAAGGAATTCACACGCTTTATCGAGGTTGGCACAAGCAAGATAGATGCTACAACGTTGACGAAGGAGAAGGTGCGGAAGCTTATGGCTAACGCAAACGTTCCTATGATAGAGTTCGGCAACGCTCTCTCTTTCATCAAGGATGCAAATTTCGAGGTCCTTCTAGACAATCAGCTTCAGGCGCAGCTCATCGAAGCTGCGCACTTAAAGTCGAAAAGCAGAGAAGAGATAGTCTCAAAGACCGATGCTGAAGCAAGGAAGGACCTTCCAGATAAGTTCCACTATATTTGGTCGAGTGCACTGAAGGGTAATGTCACTATGCTTGGCAACTTCGCCTTCGACGTATTCTCATATCTTTGGCTTGACTTCGATACTCCCATTTGGAACGGAGCATTCGTCATTAGACAAAGAGAAGATGTGATAACGTCGGGAGGCTTTGAGACTGTCATGGAGCTTTATAGCGAAGGCGGTGACCCGATGGGCGTAAGAAAGAGCCGCGACTTGAGGACTGAAGCGAAAAAGAAAGAGGATGAACGAGCCAAGAGAAAACGTGCTAGAAGAAAGAAAAAATAGAACGCTGTCATTCTTTGAGCAAATGCTATTACAAGATAAATAGTAGATATAATTAATATCAAATGGGAGAAGGCATGTGCCATAATGGAGTTGATGATGTCTCTGGACGACCTGAAGGAAAGAGCTGCTGGCTCTGGCTTCGTGTTCGAGGCCATCAAGGATGACACAGGTGTCAAGGGCATATCACTGTCTTTCCATCAAGGGACGGGCCTCGATCATTTTTACGTTCTGAACGACGACTACGAGAAATTTCGTTCGTTCATCACTGATGTATTCTCGCATTCACACATGAAAGTGTGTTTTGATATTCGAGATGTAATCAGCCTTGGCATTGAGCTGAAGGGATATTGCGACGTCATGGCAGTATCGACGATGATGGCCGAGGAAAACCATGTGAGAGCGGTGAATTCGGTCATCAAAGAGTGTGACATAGAGGAGTTCGAACGCAGTAGGAAAAGGCTGAGCTCACACGTGAAAGCATGCAAGACAGCGAAGATAGATCTCAGCAAGCATTCACTTATCGACGTGGTTCCTAGCAAGCTAATGATGAGCCTCTATCGTTTGAAGAACGAGATGACGTGGGAGCTCTACGGCAAGTTGCCGGAGCACGAGCTCGACAGGTTCAAGAATGTAATTTACGGCAGGTTGGCGTCTCTTTTCAAGATAGAGAAGAGCCGCGTCAGCGTAAATCCTGTCGATTATGTTGAGGGTGAAGTCGGAGATAGGAGGTTCATTGAGGACCTAAAGAGAAGGTCATACGATGGGTTCGTCGATGTGAGATACGGGACGGTCTTTAAGAAGACCGGGCGTGTGCATCCGAAGAAAAGTTTTTGGAACTGCATGAACATACCGAACACTTACGTTAGACGTTCGATAGTGAGTGGATGGGACGGTGGCGTCATCGCCAGGATGGACCTTAACGCAGCAGACTACAGGTGCATTATGGCATCGACCGATGATGAAGAGCTAAACATGCTCTACTCAGAAGACATGGATTTCCACGACAGAACAGCTGAGCTGTTGTTCGGTTTGGGTAGGTCCAATCAGACGAGAAGAAGAGTGGTGAAGGACATCACTTACATGATGCTGTATGGAGGGTCGGACGAAGTATTGATGAAGAAGACTGGTCTCAGTCGTGAGATGCTTGAGGGCACGCTTAAGAGGCTCGACGAATATGTAGCACCGCTTGTTGAGTTCAAAGAGATGCTATTCGAGAAGTCGATGGTAGCGGGATACGTGGAGAACCCGGCCGGCCTTAGGATGAAGTTGGCGGGCGATGAGCACATGGGAAAGGTGTTGGCGTGGTACGCGCAGAGCTGCGCCAATGAGGTGTTCTTCGATGGGGTTGCCGCTGTGCTAAGAGAGCTCGAAAGCTCCCTCGCGCTCTTCACCGTCCATGACGAGCTAGTTATCGACGTCCATCCTGATGAGATATCGAAGCTGAATGAGCTCAAGGAAGCGATGGAGCTTGGGTCGTCGGCTCTGTTCGGCGTCAGGATGAGGTCGAGCTTAGATGTGGGACCTAACTACTGGGAGATGAAGAGATGGAGCTGAGCAAGGAAAATTTGGTTAAGCAGGGCACGACGATGGTCAAGCTAATGGGTCAAGAGATTGAGGTCAGGTATAGGCTTCACAAAGAATTTGCTCCGAACCCCGACGATCCTGCTGGCAATCCGGTCGAGCTGTGGTATCTTTACGTTCCGAGATGCAACACGTGTTACATGGACCATTCTGAAGAACGGGTTTTCGAGGACATGCATGCGTGCTTTCAGGAGGATTTCATTCTTTATACTGCAAAGAGACTGAACGAGGAACGTGAAAAAAGAGAGAAGGAAGAGAATGACGAAAGCTGAGAAGAACATTGAGCGCGTCCAGAAACTGATAAAGACGTTTCCTGACGACAGGTATGATCGTGTCCAGCATATGATGGATACGAAAATCGGCGAATACTATTTTACGGCGCCCGCCAGCTCCAGGGAGAGCCATCACTGTGCCTGGCCTGGTGGCCTGGTGGAGCACTCATTGAACGTCGTGGCGAGCCTCTGGCGCCTGGCAAAGGACCTATGTCCCGACAGGTGGCCGAAGCACAAATTGGCATTTGTGGGGCTATTTCACGACCTGGGAAAGGTCGGCGACGGAGAGGTAGAGAGATACGTTCCTCATCCCTCCCAGTGGCACCGCGAGAGGGGGAACATCTACGAGATAAACCCCGAGATGCCGTTCATGGAGCATGCTGACGGAAGCATCTACATCCTGCAGAAATACGGTGTGACGCTGGATTTTGATGAGTATGTAGCCATCAGGACGCATGACGGGCAGTATCACCCGAACAACACGAGCTACAAGATGAGAGAGCCTGACCTTAGCCTTCTCTTGCACTGGTCGGACATGTGGTCTTGCAAACAGGAGAAAAAGGGAGGACTGTAGGAAAGGTCCCACGCGAGGATATTTAGAACAAAGATTTCCACCCATGGGAAGTGATATCATGAAGATTAACAAGAGCGTCGTAGAGCGAATTGTCAGGGAAGAGACCCTCGCCGTCATGAAGGAATTCATCGATGAGGCTGAGAAGGAAAAAGAGCCGGAAGTAAAGGGCGCAGAGAAGGACAATGATAAGACGGAGCCCGAGGCTCCTGCAGATGATATTGCTCCCGAGGTCGGTGCAAAGAAGAAAGATGCTCCGGACGAGGGCGAACCTCCCGTTGCTGATAAAGATAAGGATGAACCCAAACCTCCGACAGACGAACCACCGATTGACGACGAGGTTCCTGCAGGCGATGATCCAGCGGATGATGAAATATCTAAGGATGTAGAGGATCCAGATGAGGAAGAGCCCGACGGCGGAGACATCTCTAACGAAATCGCGCAGAAGACAGTCCAGAGCATAACGATGGACAAGGACGTGAAGGATTTTCCGGGCTTTAAAGTGATTGAAATCCAGTTTGAGGACATTCCGTATCCGCTCAGAATTCTCGTTGGACAGAGCGGCTTAGTAAAATTTCATTTTCGCGGTGCACTTCATAATAGTTTATAAATTATGCCCTTTAAGTCAGACAAGCAGAGAAAGTTCATGTATTCTCAACATCCTGAGATTGCTAAGAAATGGTCTAAGGAAGAGCACGACGAGAAGGTTCCCGGCGGTCTGGCATCCGGCATGAGCCCCTCGCAGTTCGATCAAGATCAGCTTATGAAGGGCATTCACGTCGAGCTTGAGCACACTCCGGATATAATGATGGCGATGGAGATTGCCATGGACCATCTGACGGAGGACCCAAAATACTACGTGAAGCTTGATGCAATGGAGAAGGGAGCGTGTGACGACGTCCCTGACATGCCGAAGATGAAGGAGCTCTACGGAGTTCAGGCGCATGAAGTCGATGACGACATGCTTGATCCGCTAGGCACTGGCATCGTTCATAGCAAATATCCCTTGAAGTTTGCCAAGGGAATGGGCAGGATAAGCAAGGGAATAACGAACCAGTGATTAAGCTGTCTGAGTTATACAAGGGTTTCGATGAGACTGCTCAGCTTGAGGACGAGGAAGAGACTAAAAAGAAGAGGAAGAAGAAAGAATTCACTCACATAGCGAGTGAGTTCGACCCATTTATGATTGGTGGGACGGATGGTGGCATTGGGTTTTAGCTTGGGGATGTATCGATGGCAACGACAGATGAAGTAGAACATGCGGCCATAAGGGAAAAGCTGGACGAGATGCATGATGACATCAAGCTTCTCAAGAAGACGATGTTCGTCGGCAACGGAAAAGAAAGCGTCATGGTTCGCCTATCCAACGTTGAGAACGAAATTGAAGACATTGCAGAGGACGTCGCCATTTCTGAGAAAGAGAAGAAGGAGCAGGAGGCTGCATCGAAGAATACGAGAAGCGCAATGTGGGTAGCAGTCATTAGCGGCATGCTCGGGATTGGTGCTGCGGTCATATCACTTCTAGCCTAGGAGAACGCAATGAAAAAGATAGATGAGGTCATCATCGATGTCCTCGGTGAGCTGTCTGGATGGAAGACGGCGACGACGACCACGACGGTGGATAAGACTGGCCCCGGAGGCTCAAGAAGCCGGGGCCAATTTGCTAAGAGCTACCCGATTGGCGGGATGATCGCGGACCCCGATGAGCGCCCTGAGCTCGACGATGGGACGACCCCGAAGCTTGAGAGAAAGGAAGAGAAGAAGGGCGAGGATTTGGGCTTCGGCTTCAACGACGCAGGCTACCCTCTTCAGGACAAATACGAATTCCAGGGCATGCCAATCGCCATAGAGAACAGCGCAGGTTCCGTCAGAAAGTGGTATGATGAGAACGGAGATGAGACCGGTCAGACGGAGATGCACAACGACTACGGTTACATCGAAGGTGTGAAGGGAGTTGATAAAGATGAAGTCGATGTCTATGTCGGCTCCAATCCAGATGCCGAGTTCGTCTTCGTCGTGCATCAGACCAAGAAGCCCGACTTCGAAGAATATGATGAAGATAAGGTGATGCTCGGCTTTGAGCTTGAGGAGCACGCGAGAGAGGCATACCTTAAACATTACGACGATGACCGCTTCTACGGTGGGATGTCGAGCATGCCAATCAGTGCATTCAAGGAAAAGCTTAAGGACAAAGAACCGAAGATAACTAACGAGGCTGCTTTCGATGGAGAAGAAGAAAGGGCGATATATGGCCTCGGTGATGTGATGACGGACCCATGGGTCGTTGCAAAAGTCAGAGGGAGGGGATACGACATATCTGATCATGCTGTGTTGGGTTCTGGAGGAATGGGAACTGCGTTCGACATAGGCAATAATAGAGTATTAAAGTTGACGACGGATGAAGATGAGGCGAAGTCGAGCAATCACATAAGAGGGAAGAACATGAAGAATGTCGTCAGGGTGTTCGACGTGTTCAAATTGCCGAAGGAACGCTCTGGAAAAGCAGGAGACGTTTACGGCATCGTGCAGGAAAAGCTGCAGGAGATGCCAAATGACAAGGAAGAACAGTTCACTCAGGCGATGCGTGACCTCAAGAGCGCGACTGGCGTTGCCACGAAATACTTTATAAACGGTCGTCGATGGGACGCATTCGTCGGTGATGTGATAACGAAAGCGGCGAGGCGTGGAAAAGAGGATGTAGCGAGGAAAGCGCTTGCACAGCTTGAAGATCTTGAGATGAATGACATGGTGGACCAATTGAACACCGCTAACGTAGAGTTCGAGGACTATCATCCCGGCAACATTATGATGAGAGGCACGAACTTCGTCATCACAGATCTCGGCTTCTCACAATCGCCGGGAGCGGATCCTGACGTGCTTGAGGCGACGGCTGTGACGAGACCGACGAACTCGATGGCCGCTAGAGCTGCTGTTGCTACCGCGCAGCTTGACCCATCATTCTTCGAGAAATGGAGCGACAAGCTGCTGAGACGTGGCATTGATACGCATGGAGCGAGGGAGCTCGGACACGGCTCCAACGGAACGGCGTTCCAATTGAAGTCTGGTGAAGTCCTGAAAGTCACAAAGGATAAGATGGAAGCGAAGACGAGCGCTTACATCAAGGGTAAGAAGTTGAGGAACGTCGTGCAGATATATGATGTGTTCAAGTTCCCCGCGCCGAACGACGTGTATTATGGCATCTTGCAAGAGAAGCTGCAGGACATGTCATCAACAGAAGTCAGGAGGTTTGATGACTTGGATGACCTCCTTCAGGATGCAGTTGAGGACAGTGATGAGTGGAGGGGAGACAACGAGACGACTTCAGGCGGATACTACTCCATACTCACTGGGTTAAAGAACATGACCTGGGACGAGTTCGAGGAATACATCTATCATTACGTGAAGACGCCGCAGGCTAAGCTCAAGGCGAAGCGTGCTCTCGCCATGTTAAAAGACCAATTTCAGCTGGATAAGATTGCTGATCAGCTCGTCGGTATAGGCATTCAGTTTCACGATTACCACACCGGCAATATAATGAGACGCGGTAACGAGCATGTCATTATCGATTTAGGTGTGTCGAGGTCTCCGGCGCCTGGCGAAATACCGACGCTCGAAGCTGTAATTAGGGAACAGTTGCTCTCTCTCTTTGAGGGCAGCATCTCCAATGTAGATCTGCGAAGGGCATTTAAGTCAGTTTCGCCAGAGACGAGGAAAAAGGCGATCGAGTTCTCGAAGAGACATGGAGGGATGGGTTCTCTTATTGGTATGATGAGAGACATGGCTGGGTGGATCTACGGAAAAGATAATATTAAGAATGAGGGTGGCGCTCACACGACGAAAGAAGACATTCCGTATCTGTGGAAGAACAAGGGCGCAAGAAACGAACTGTTCTCTATGCCATCAAAGCCACTGTTTAGAGGAATGTCGTTTGATGAACGAGTTGGTGATGAGGGTGATAGGAAGAGACTTAAGTCGAAGGGAATGTTCTCATCATGGTCGACAGACCCAGATGTTGCAGAGGGATATGGTGACGAAAAAAGATATAGCTTTCTGTTCAAGCTGATTGGTGGCAACTATGATTTATTGTTCTCTGACAAAGATAACACTGTCAGTTGGTTTGACGAATTGTTTGACATATACGTCGAGAATACCTTCATAAAATCAAGACAATACGAGAGAGAGACAGTCTTGATAGGCAAAGAATTTGATGTCGTCATAGACGCAATCTATGATAATGACTTCGCTCGCAAGGGCATGGGTCTTACTGAGGCGAAGGCCGACACCGTCGTCGTGGTCCTAGGTCGCTTCCAGCCGTTCCACAGAGATTGGTCAGAGGAGATACGACAGCTTGCTCGTGAATTTACCAAAGTGGTCCTCATCGTCGCTGGCAACAAAAAAGATGAGCTGAACCCGTTCTCATACGACACGAGAGTAAAGATGATGAGAGCATCGATGCCGGATGTTGAGCCGAAGCTGGAGGTGTATCGTGCTACCTATGATGGCGTGGATAGTTTCTATCTTCCTGGCATCATAGCAGACATCATCGCAGATCACAACTCCTCCATTAGGCCTGACACTGCGACGACCGTGTTGGCAGAACCTAGCCGCTTCGATGAAATAGAGGCTCAGTTTGACAAGGCGAGGACTGAAGATGAGAATGAGCTGTTTGACCCAAATCTATACAGAGTTCAAAAGTTTGAGCCGCTGGGTGACGATGAGGGAAAACAATTGAATGTTCAGTCGAAGCAAGCAGTGATGAATGATGATAAGGAAGCGTTCAGAGGAATGGTAGATGAACATCTTGCTTCCAATGATAATGCATTCGATCACATATGGCAGAAGTTGAAGGATGACATTACACCTTTTGACATCGAGGAGATGATCGGTAAGATGGTGATGGAGTTCATGGGAGCCGGCGTGATGGGCGGCACACACAATACAGCGGGCCTCGGGCACATTGCCGGACGCGGACCATCGGGTGCGTCCGCCTGGTCGAACTCAAGCATGCGTCGATATACTGATCCGTCAATCTACGGCGACGATTTTACTGCTGGCGATGTCAAGCGTGGCAACGATGATGATGACGACCTCGACTAAATTCAATACACATTCAGTTTGAGATTGTAATTATATTGTGAGTAGCCTTTGGGCACCGTGGACGTCTGACGTTCCATTTAACAAGATAAGAGCGGCAGCTTATGTTGGGTATGCCGGTTCTAATCTTGATATGATAGGAGATGGTGAAGAGAAATTCGCCGACGAAATCGGTGGCATGCGAACTTTCGATGATAAATACGATGTAATGGGCATCGATTTTATGCGATATGAAGTGAAGAAGCTGACGTTGAGTGGACCGAAAAAGACAAATAATTTTCGGGCTTCAATTGCCGGTGAAGCGTGCCAGGAACTCATCACTCGAGTAAAGAAGATAACAGAAGAATATGATGCTGTCCATAACGTGCTTGGTATAGGACACGGTGATAATGCTGCAAGGTTTGAAGCGATATCTGAGAAGTTTTACTGTGGGACCGTGAGAGCAAAGGCTTTATTTGGGTATGAACCCATTTGGAGGATGCCAACTATAGGATTGAAACAGCTTATATTCAACGTTCACCATGCAATGACAGGCATCGAAGAAGGAAAGAAGTTTGAGGCTATCATAGGTGATAAGCTGATTGAAGACATCGATGCGAAGAAATATGTAAGAATGATGCATGCGGCCGGGCTTGAGCCGACGGAAGCTACCGATGCAGAGATAGCATTCGCATTCGTAGATGACCCTGCATTTTTCGACCCATCAGAGCTAGATAGGCTTTGGAGGGCGGTCAAACCGTCATCTGTTATTCTTTCGCGTGCTGATAGGCTCGTCTTCGTCGATGAGATGAAGGGATATTGCATTGTTCCAAATGACATGCTTGACGAGCTCGTCATATTCATGGGCATCGGATATGCAAAAGATGTGTCATTTCGTGCTGTGAAAGAAATAATTTTAATGTGAGCTGGAATGTCATCTCAAATGGCGACGGGTTGGTTCTTCTAAATGGAGAAGACACAATTGTTCGTGGCAATAAGATGGTGAAAGACGAGCTGATCGTTGAAATACTATTAAATGTCGAAGAGATGGGAGTTCCAATAGAACTAACGAAGGGACTAAAGGAGATATATTTCACATACCTCAAAGGAAATCTTGAGGCGACATACCTCGATGGAAAGATAATTGTATCGTGTAATAGGAAACATGTGAAGGAAGCTCACCTATCGTTCATACATGAGTTGGGACATCACATTGATGAGAGGGAAGCATTCACTGATATGGAGGAGCTCGTCAATGAATGGACGAGCTTGTCAGGGACTTTCGAGGAATATCACGTTGACATAGCGAAGGATAACGGTTTGGAAGAGTATTTTGCCATAGGATTTGAGGCTTACTACTCTGGTCTCATCGATTTGAGTGAACATAAGTTCCTTCGTAAATGCGTTGAATGGGCACACTCTGGCATCAAATAAGTTCAACTAGTGTGCTTCGTAGTGAGTTGCATGCCTATTTATAGAGCCGCACAGGAATTGGCCAATTTCACTAGTTCGGACACTTTTCACTTTAGGAGTTTTTGGAATGAATTTACAAGAAATTCGCGACCGGCTTAACAAGCTTAATACTAAGACGAGTAAGAAGAACGATTTGTGGAAGCCGAAAGATGTTCATGTCATTCGATGTCTTCCATATCCCCACGGAGAAGAGCCATTTTTGGAGCTGGGGTTTCACTACGAGCTTGGCAAGACACGTTCTATTCTGTGTCCAAAGTTCAATGACGGCGACGATTGCGCTGTGTGTGACTTCGCTGATAAGCTTCGAAATTGGAATGACGAAGATGGAAATGAAAAACCGGAAGTCGTACGTCGTGCTGACTTCGAAATTTTTAAGAAAATCCAAGTCAAGGAACGTTACTATGTTCCCATGGTAGAGCGCATGCCTGACGGCAGTTTGAGCGCACCGAAGTTCTGGGCATTCGGTCAGGGCATCTACAATAAGCTTCTTGAGATGTGCCTCGACGAGGAGATGAATGAGGATCGCTCCGAGGACCAGCAGGGTTCAGCAGTGCTGACCTGCATCGATAGCGCTTACGACATCAACATCAATTTCAAGCAGCCGAACAACGCTGATAAGAAGGGCAACGAAAAGAAGTTCCCTGTCACTGACATCAAAGAGAAGAAGAAACCGTCTCCGCTTGGTCTTTCAAAGGCAGAGACAGATGAACTTCTCGCCAAGGTGCCGAACATCGATAATGTCTATGACAAGGTGTCGTCGGCGGAGGTCGAGAAAATCTTCAACGACTTCGTCAATGAAGGTGCTGCTGAGGTTGAAGTTAAAGATGACGGTGTTGAATACGAAGCTAACAGTGCTGAAAAACCTGTTGAGGGCGGACAGTCCATCGACGAGGCATTCGGCGAGATGGCCAGCGAATAGCAAGTAACACGGCTCGAGGAGGTGATGAGATGGACATGGCACCTCCTCGAGCCTGAGTTGTCGGAGGAACATGAATGACAAAATATGAAGTAACGGGCGCTGGCGATTTATTTAATGGACTTATAGTGGAGGGTACGGTAGTTCACTATGATGATTGTGATTTGTTAGTCGTACAAGCAGTTAGCAAGATGAACGATAGGCTGAGACAATTTGTCATAGATGTTCCCACTAACAGCATCATGTTCGATACTAAGGCATTAACGTTGGTAATCGATGACGATGCAGAGTTCGATACGAGCAGCCCATTTGGAAAACTGATATCAGATGGAAGAATAGAACACGGTGACACTACTCTTACGTGGGCACATTACGAAGATGCAATGTCTATGAAGGTCGCAGAGCGTGGGACGACGCTCTGCGCATACAATTTCCTTAGCGATGAAGAAATCATGGCTGCTTTGGTGCTCGTGTCAAACCTCTCGATTGAGACGGGATATGACTGGGACGACTTGGTGTTTGATGTGGCGGGGATAAAGGGATGAGTGAAGAAAGGAAAGGCGACGTAAACCAGGAGGAAATGACGAAGTTCCTCATCAGGTCAATGAACAAGGGCGAGGACCTTCCTGTTGCCTTCAACCTCAATGAGCCAAATCCGACTGACATCAAGGACTTCATCTCGACGGGCTCCACTCTGCTCAATTATCTCATCGCCAACAAGCGCGATGGCGGCATTCCGATGGGAAAACTGACTGAGATTGTCGGCGAGGAAGCGTCGGGAAAATCCCTGCTGGCAACTCAGATACTCGCCAACACTCAGAAGAAGGGCGGCATCGCTGTTTATCTCGATACGGAAAATGCGGCCAATCCTGACTTTATGAAGCGTGTGGGACTGGACATAAGCAGGCTCGTGTATATGCAGCCCGGCTCCATTGAGGACTGCTACGGCGCAATTGAGAAGACCATTCTGATGGCGAGAGCGAAGAATACGACGTGCCCTGTCACCATTGTGTGGGACAGCACGGCGGCCACGCCAGCGCAGGCGGAGATTGAGGGAGACTACAATCCGAACTCTCGCATAGGTTTGGCGGGAAAAGCTCATGCGAAGGGCCTGAGGAAAATAACTCACATGGTCGGTGTCGAGAAGATAACGCTAATCTTCTGCAATCAACTCAAGGTAAAGATTGGCGTCTTGTATGGAGACCCCATGACGACGCCGGGCGGAAAGGCCGTGCCTTACCATGCATCAGTTCGCATTCGTTTGACGAAGTCGAAGGCAATTGACGAGACGAAGAAGGCAAAGGACAGCGATAAGAAGCTAAAGGAGACGACCGGCTTCCACACTTACGCTAAGGTGTTCAAGTCTCGCCTCGGTCCGCCGATGCGCAAGTGCGAGTTCGACATCCTGTTCACGCATGGAATAGATGATGTAAACTCCATCAGGGATTACCTGTGGGAGAAGCGGGGTGTGATAACGAAGTCAGCGGGATACATGAAGATGATGGACCACAAAGGTGAGGAAAAGAAATTTAGGGCCAACGATTGGTCGAAGATGATGGAGGATGACGACTTCAGTGGATACGTTTATGACCTCCTTGAAAAATTGTTGGTCATTAAATACGATGACGAAGATATTCCCGACGCAGAAATCGATGCTGATAGCTGTCTAGAGATGGAGAGTGCAGTAGAGGGGAACGTGTAGATGGCATTTGGAACTGCATATAAGGCAGGTCAGACGCTTCGCTTCACCTACAACAGTGAGAACGTTAGGGATAGGTTCAAGGAGGTGTTCGTCCTTCAACCGAATTTCCAAGGGAAGATGCATGCCATCGACCTGAAGCGTCTGACGGAGGCCGAGCGCCGCACGCTCTACACTGTCATGGATCCGAAACAATATGGAAAGAGGAACAGAATTCCGTTGGTGAACGACATCTTTCTCAGGATGAATCCATCGGAGGAGATAAAGAACCCACTGGGATTTTACGTGAAGTTCGTGAAGCCATTCCTTAGATACACTGACGCGTATCGAACATACTATCCAATGAAGATGGCCAGCGTGCAAGTAGTAAGACAGACTGAGCTGACCGATAAGGCAGCGCAAAATTCAAAGCCGCTCTTTAAGAAATTATGAGACATCTCATCATCGACGGACTGAACTTTTTCATCCGTTCATTCACCGTCAATCCAAGCATGGACACGAACGGGAACCACATCGGCGGAACTATCGGCTTCCTGCTTAGCCTCAACAAGTTGGTGAGGGAGACTAAACCAGACCTCATCACGATAGTGTGGGACGGAGAGGGAGGTTCGGTCAAACGTCGCTCTCTCTTCAAAGATTATAAGGCTGGCAGAAAACCAAAGTTAAATCGCCAGTATGACTTCGGTGACGCAGATGACCAGATGAGAAGCTTTGCCGAGCAGATAGGAAAGTTAAACAAGTATTTAGATATGCTCCCTGTCAGAACGATTAGGATAAAGGGAGTGGAGGCAGATGATGTCATAGCGTATATGTGGGGCTTTGTGTTAGATAAACAAGATGAGAAGGTCATCGTTTCTAGTGATAAAGATTTCTACCAATTGCTTGACCAGAATACCACCATATACGTTCCGACAAAAAAGAAATACGTATGTTCACAAGACATCGTAGATACCATCGGCTGCCTACCGGAGAACTATATCTACATCAAGGCGCTTTGCGGTGACAGAAGCGATAACATCAAGGGCATACGCGGCATCGGTGAAAAGACTGCGATAAAGCTATTCCCGTTTCTCGGTGAGCGGCAAGTAGAACTTGATGAGCTTTTCAAATATGCGGAGGCCGCTGGGGACAAAAAAGCCAAATACGATAGCGTCATAGCTAACCGTGAGATAGTTATTACCAACGTGCGCTTAATGCAGTTATCAAGTCCGTTGATGAATCCGATGGCTGCGAAGTCAATAAGGGAGCACGTAAACGAAGACAGCTTTTCATATAGACAATCAGACGTGAGGATGCAGTTAATCCGCGATGGCCTGCAGATAAAAGCATCTGATTTCTTTTCGGTGTTCAAGGAACAACGAAACCGTTCGAACAAAACGTTCGGATAGGGAGACGACGAATGAGTGACACCCTCGATTCGAAAGCCATAGGTGACAGTAGATATCAGGAGAAGACTGTCCAAGCTCTTCTCCAGGACCATGAGTATGCCGAGCAGATATCTGACGTGCTTAAGGCCGAGTTCTTCGACCAGAAGCACCTGAAGGAAATCGTCGAGGTATATTTTTGGTATCGTGAAAAGTACGACGCATTCCCATCCTCAGAGATAATTGAAGAGGCCATGCGAAAGAACGGAGCTTCTGACGTGATAAGGACGCAGGCGACTGCATTCTTTCAGCGCTCGGAGGATACACCGCTGAATGGCGACATCGGTTTCATCAAGGATACATCACTCGAGTTTTGTCGCAAGCAGGCGCTCATCGGTGGCGTGACAGACGCACTTGACCAGATTGAAGTGGGTAACTTCGATAGCGTCTTGAAGGTCATCATGGATAGTGCCAGCAAGGGAGCGTCCAGAGACATCGGGCACGACTACATGGAGGGCTTTCAGACCCGTAGTGAGAAGAGCATCAGGTCTCCTGTGCCCACACCGTGGCCGGTGCTCAACGATATTTTCAACGGTGGCTGGGAGCGTGGGACGCTTGCTACGTGCATCGCTCCGACCGGTGCCGGCAAGACGCACTTTCTCTGCAATGTATCGGCCGGGGGCATTGCGGCAGGACACAATGTTTGTTACATCACGTTGGAGATTGCCGACTTTAAGATTGGTCTTAGGCATGATGCATATTTTTCTGGGCTAAAAATAAACGACATTCCCGGCGAGATGGAGCAGGTCGAGGAGCAGGTGAGGGGGACAGTGAAGGGCCGCCTGTTCATCAAGGAATTCCCGACCAAGAGAGCCAGCGTGCAGACAGTAAGGGCGTATCTTCAGAGGTTGAAGGCACTCAAGGGCTTCATTCCCGACATCCTCGTGCTCGATTACGCTGACCTCCTGAAGTCCTCGAGGACCTACACGGAAAAGAGGCACGAGTGTGAGAGCGTGTACGAGGAGCTCAGGGGGCTGGCGAACGACCCAGAGTTCAACAAGATGGTCATCGTCACCGCCGACCAGTCGAACCGCGGTGGGCTGGACCAGGAGGTCGTGACCATCGCCTCCATCGCCGAGAGCTACGCGAAGGCGACGGTGTGCGACCTCATCCTGTCGGTGAGCCGCAGGCTAGAGGACAAGGCGACCAACACGGGACGCCTCGCCATTCTCAAGTCGAGACTTGGCCCCGACGGCATCGTGTATCCATTCATGATGAACACCGCCACGGTGAAGATGAGCATCATGAAGCAAGTAGAGACGGTCAGCCAGGCCATCGATGCGGGCGAGGAAGCGAAGACGAACAACATCAGGGAACGAGCGAGGAAGCTCGCAAAGAAGCGGGCTTAAGCGCCCCTCGGAGGAAACTTGGATGACGGCAGCTTACGGCCCTCAGGGCTTTGCGCTTGATATTTTTAGGAAGAGATACACGATACACGAGAATGAGACGTGGGATGAGGCATGCTGGAGGGTCGCCAATCACGTCTCGATGGCAGAGAA